TCTGTTCCGTTCATGGCCGCAAGAGCGGGGGCACCTATCCCTGGAATATTGAGTTCACTGCCCGCAACATAAGCCCACACGGTACCGTTCCAACGATACATGCGGAGATCTCCGTTAGTTGCATCGATAAATGCCGCCTCAGTAGCACTCATGGCCGCAAGAGCGGGGGCACCTATCCCCGCAATATTCAGGTCCACCCCCACCTGCTGACCTCCGCCCCACTGCACCCCACCCCCTTGGGAGCCTTCAAACTCCATGCCAGCGACCTTGCAGGAGCCGCTGGCCGAGATATAAAACCCAGACTTAGTCCCATCAATAGTCGAGCCGCTTTCGTCATACCTGTCGCCTCCTCTCATGCTTCCGCCCGTCAATATTTTCACATACTTCGCAAAGAGCCTGTAGATCATTGCTTCTATGTACGTTGTCCCTTCCGTAATCACAATAGGGGTAGCCAGACAATTGAGCCTGAAGATATCTTCAAGTGCTGCAGAGCGCATCTCTCCTGTGACTCCTGTCTGTGTCCAAGCACTTCCGCTCCACAGGAAAGTTGCAAGAGTAGAGACTCCGGCATTGTAGTAGTTAAGCATCCAGTCATTGACGTTCGGAGTTATCGTGGTTGTGGCTGTTACCGTTCCATTCACGGTTATCACGCCCCCGACAAAGGTGGAGGCGGACACTTCATAGCCTGCGAAGTTCGCGGTTCCTGTAGCCGCGAGACGGCCTATTCCCCTATAACGCGGAGCATTGGACGCTACTATTGTTGTTGCAGTCCCCCCTATCGACACCCCGTCAACGATCCAGCTTGTCGTGTACTTGTACCACTGAGAAGTGGTCGTCATATACACCGTATCCCCGTATATTTCCCCGGTAAGCGCCGCCAGCTCGGTAGAGTTTGCAACGTCTCCGTACTGCTTGGCTTTTATCCGCACGGAGTTTTCAAGAGTTACGGAAGGCGCGGCAACCGTGCAACGATAGATCAGAAGAGGCCCGGTGGAATCGTCAAGAAATTCATCACCAATGACGGCGTTGTTTGTTGCGTTCGCCACCGCAAGGGAAGCCCATACCGCAGTCTTGTCCACCGCAATGGACCCCGCCCCCTCCCCCTGCGTCAGCGCCATATCCACAGCCTGCGCTCCGGGGCTCTGCTGTGCGTAGTTCCTCTCTATCGTATTGACCACGGCCCTCACCACAGGAGCCGGAACCAAAGAAGCATTCTTCGTGATCCTTGAGTTATGTGCGCCTATTCCGGCCTCCGCCGTATAGACCGCTGCGTTGTATTCCACCAACGTCAGCTTTGCGGAGAAATCGTCATTCAACTCGGTGGCGACAACCAAAGCTTCCGTGGATTCAAAAGCAGTCTCCCCGAAGAAAACAAGTTGCCCCGACTCAACTGCGGAGGTAAGAACACCGACAGGAGTGACGGTATTTGAAAGCGAGGTTCCGGGGTTGCTTATGGTCGCATACTCACTTCCGGTCGCAGTCCTTATTCTGACACAGTAACTCTCCCCTGTCGTATACTGAAACAGTTCATCCGCAATGAAGGAGCTTACGTTCCCGCCGCTCCCGTACGTTACGCTCTTGATCCTTCCCTGACCCAAGCCCCAAAGCGGAACGTCATGGGACACCCGCACAAGATCCCCTCTGGTGACGACAAGGGATTCAAAATCTTGGCTGACCGTGAAGGTTTCAGGGCGGAGTCTTCGGCACGCGAGAAGGTAGCGACCGAACTTCTTGACGGTAGCTGAATCCGTGATTCCAAGGTCTTTCACGGAAAGCGATTCGAATTCGGATGCAAGAGTATAGGCCCCGTCCGCAGTCCTGTCGGTTCCGGCGTAATCTTTTAATATCCCATCGCCATCGGTATCCCACTTGTAGCCGTCGTCAAGGACGACCATCTCATCTTCAGCCCAGTTCTCCGCCGCGTTGATGAACTTGATCTTGTAAGCATGAGGCATCTTCTCGAAGCTCTTGGCTCCGGTGAACCCCCATGAATTTCTCGGGGAGATGTGCTGTACAATAGTCGTCTGTGCTTTGTCCGTAACACTTGAGTACAGCCCATCCTTCAGCGTTAGTGAGGAACGGCAGGATGCAAGGATCTCCGTGAGCATCTGCCGCAGGGTTGTATCGGAAGTGTAGACACGGTTGAACTGGAAAGCGTTCGTCACGCAATAGGCGTACAAAACCCCAAGCTCGGCAAGGTCTATCTTCGTTGTATCCGTGATCGGTCTCGGATTGATGGGGCCGGTCAAAGCATGGAGGAACGCCGCAGCAGGGTTCGTACTCAGAGTCTCATCGGCATTGACTGCCCAGTCCGTTATCGCGGAACCCGCGCCGTCATAGGTCCGGTACACCTGCTCGACAACGCAATTGAGTTTCTCGATTGATCCGGACAGGGACTCGGAGGCCCGGGCCTTGACCGCAAGGAAGCACACGCCCTTCATGTCGTCGTCGGATAAGCCTATGGTATCCTGGCCTGTGATGGAGCGGAGGGCAGACCAGACCACGGCGTCCGTACGGTCGCTGTTCTGCGCATCGAAGGTTTCCCTCTGTACGCGGACCTCATACTGCCCGGAAGTCAAGCCCGTCTTGGTTCCGGTGTACCGGATTGTGTGGGGTATTTGTTTGGTGAAGACTCCCGAGGAGGAGCCGGAGAACGCCGTGCCTTCGATCCATGGGACGGAGTCTTTCAGGCGGTAGTACCACTTTACGGTTGTGGTACAGTTCTGTCTGTCCCCTTCGTTCCAGCCTATGAGTCCGGAAGGGAACTCAATCTCCACTGCAATGGAGGTGGTCTTCTTGGAGGTCTCTATGGAGGGAGAGGAAGACGACCAGTATTGTGCGAGACCGGTGGCTGCTTCCGTCACAAGAGTCCCGGAGCCGGATACCTTGAATGAAAGGCCGTTGGGGGCTACGTAGGAAACGGGGAAGGTCCACGAATTCGTGGGGCTGTCGTAGGTGACAAAATCCCCGACCTGCAAGGCACCATACTTTACGTCGTCGTCGTAGGAGAGGAAGCTTCCGGAGTTCCGTGTTATTGTGCGCGTGGAGGAGTCCACAGCGAAGGTGAGGGAGCTGGCTCCTTGGTAGGCGGTTATGTTGGCGGTCTCGGGGGTTATTTTCCCTGATTCTGTGGTGGAGTAAAAGGTAGAGCCGTAGACCGAACGGAAACCAAAAGCTCCGTTGAATGCGGGATTGGTATACCCGCTGATATTCACGGGACCTGCGGTGGACTCCAAGCCGGACCAAAAACCACTTGTGCCTGCAAAGTTGAGATAGCGTATTCCTGCACTTTGAGAAACACCTGTAGTTACGCTACCTGTAAATATCTTGGCTCCTACCGTTGCCCCCTGCTCCGCTCTCCACCTTTCAAGAGGAAGATTGAGATTCTGCTCCTTGATAACCTTCCCTACCCCAAGAAGATCAAGATACGTTTTGCTTGAAGCTGACCCCTGATGGATAGAGACTTCGACCGTACCCACTGTTCCTGTGGTAACATCGATCTGGGAGGCTGCGTCTATGGTATTGCGTCTGTCTCCTGCGTTGGAGGCAACAACAGAGTCCCCAAATTTGATGTCGGAGACCTTCACACTTCCGTCGGACCTTGTCTTGTCCGCATAGCCGAGAGCGAAGAGCATGTGAACGTACTTGTCTTCCCCATCCGTACCGGATATCGAGGTATGAGGAGTTGTCCAATAAGAAGGGGTAAGAAGGTGCTTTCCGAAAATTATAGGAACGGGGGCGTCCTGCTCGGCTGAGTTGGAGGCTCCGGATACGTCCTTGCGGCGATCTGTGCTTCGGTCTCCGGTATCCGTGGCTGTTTCCGCCCATGCGGACATAACCATGCTGCTTCCTATGGACATCATGGCATAGCCTACGACGGCTCCGAAGCCAGTCCAGCCCAAAACCCCTACACCTATTGCACCGATTCCTGCAATGAGCGCGCCACTTCCTATAAGGAGTGCATCCCAAAAGCTTTCATCTTTTGTGCCCGAGGAGTTCGGGCTTATTCCAGCAGGCACGACACGGACAAGAAGAGTATCTTCTCCCCCCAATAGCGTAGCTTCAAACGACTCCTCGGGCAACCTGTCATCATTCAGCACTACAAACAAAGAGCTTTCTTTCTTCAGCCCTTCTATTGAATCCAGAGCCTGCCTTACGGAGAGCCCTTCCGCAACTTCGAGAATCTTCCGCTCCGACATCAGGGGGTGAAGAAAGGCGACTACTCTGGGCATGTTGTCTCCTGCTAAAAGCGATACTATAAGCGGTAAAACCCTCTGACCCTGGATGCAATCCTTATGTCGGAAAGGCGGGAAAGACGCGAGGAATCCCGCCCGAGGATATCTGAATGTAGCACGTTATTGGGGGCCACGTAAAGGCCGACGTGACAAGGAAATCCACGAAAGGTCATAAGAACAATGTCGCCTTCGGCGGGGACATCGACTTTCGTCGGGCGGAGGGATGTTATCGCGTTATCGACCACTTCGGCCAGCCACTCCTTTTCCGGCTCCCCGTAAGAACTGGCAAAAGAAGGAAGGTCTTTTCCATATTCGTTTTTGAGAACCAGTCTGACGAGGCCCCAGCAATCGCAGCCTTCCAGTGTACGCCCGTGAGGGACAAAGGGTATTCCGGTATATAAGGATACGTTCAGCATAACCACCCTTATGTTCTAGCCAAACAACCCCGGAGCGTTCTGCGCGGTAGCCCGTACCGGCCCCATCTGGTTATCAAGTCTGTCCTCGTATACGAGATCCCCGGATACCGTGTTCACGTCGTATGTGACGGCTTTCAAAGAATATTCCCAAGGCACCATCTCCTCGAAATCCCCCACGCCGTCATTGGGAAAGAACATGGCACGGGCTCGTATTGTCGGGGAGTTTACGAGGATTCGTATGGCCGAAATAACGAGCTGATCGACGGCGGATATGGTTATCCTTGCATTTGTTATGCTATCGTCAGTTTCTCCTGGATACTGGATGGAGAAGGGGAAGGGAAGATACACATGACCGCTATAAGTGATGGATTCGGTGTTGTTGCAAAAGTAGATTGTGTCCGCTCCGACCAGAGTTGCGAACGCGGCCTCCGCCGAGTATATTTCAAGGAGAGTAGGGGTCTGCGCGAATGTCTGTGCCGCCTGCATTGCCAACTTGGCGGCGGCGGAAATTGTGGCTCGGCTCAAGGTAATACCTCCAACGAAAGAGAAGCAACCAACTCAAATCCGAGCAACGGAAGGTCCGGGGGCTCCAGGAATCTCACGGACAGGGAACCCCCTGTCAAAGGATCGGTGTAATCGAAGGGAATTGCCCCTCCGGCCAAAGTGTCGTAATAGAGGGTATCAAGAATAGTCTTCTGTGCGCGGGAAAGCCTTAAACTATGAGTTACCGCAGTGGGAACGGCAGAGTATCTCCTTCGCTCTACAGTGGGCTCACCCTCCTTGGACCTGAGAACTCCGTCTGCGCTCTGCTCGGAGAAGTTGTCCTGAAGGGGAAGGGCAGGCAATGTTGAAGGCCAAGCAGCCATTTAGACAGCCCTCCTTTTGAAATTTCCGGCGCTAGGTGGTGACTTCGCCCCATACTGTACGCTCAACTTGTCGCCCGCACAACAATACTTGCAATGAACTCCTGCCCATTCGGCGTATACCTCGGAGCCCCTACAAACTTGACTGAGGAGGTAGCCTCAGTATAAGGGTTCGGCCATGTAAAAGCAACCGTTCCGTGCAAGGTATCGTACCTCCAGAACTCGTCCAACAATACTTTCATCGCTTTGTCCACAGCATACGCACAAGTATAGCTCGCGGGAGACCATGTATGCCGGACCCGGATCTTGTCATAGCCTGTATCCATCTTCGACCTTATGGTTCTGGGAGGAATGGCTTCGGATGCGGAAATCGGAAATTGCGGAAGTACAACGTAGGCGGAAGGCGACAAATAGATTCCCATGAAATCGGCAGGCATAAGCACAGAAGAATACCGCCTGAACTCGTCGATGACGCCGTTGCTGTTGCTTGTAGGGCTCAAGGTCCCCGAAGGAGCCAAAGTGGCGGAAGGAGCCAACGTTGCGGAGGGCGCAAGACCCGCAGTAGCGTACACGAATCCAGCGGGGCCGTTTCCGAGTACTCCTGTCGGGTAGGTGGTTTGGTCAAGAAATACAGCAGAACTCAATACAGGGAGGCCGTTGGCATAGACAGAGAGATTGGTTCCCGATCTCGTATAGCCTAAAGAGTACCACGTAGCGTCAGCCATCACCGTCTGCGGAGAGGGGGCCGTGAAGGCTCCGTTTATTATGGCCCCGAGGTATCTGGTCGTCGGGTGGATTGCGAGGGGGCAATCATGCCGAAGCAATGGGGAGGTGAGGATTCGGTAGCTTCCTGCTACGTTGGTGCCTTTGTAGGAGAAGACTATGGATTCAGACATTATGATACTCCACTCACGATATCCTCTTCACGAGTACGGTAAGGTTTGCGCTCGCGGTTCCTGTTGCGGCGGCTCCGGCTGCGGTGGTCCCGAGCTTGACGGAGTTGATCGTGGCACCGTAGGTAAGGATCGTCCAGAAGTAGGTTCCGGAGCCTGCGGGCATTGTCAGAGTGCCTCCGCTTGCCACGTCTATCGCCGTCTGGTAGCCAACGGAACCTGCGGTGACTATGCTCGCAGGGTCCGTGCTTGCGAGGAATCCTGTACTGCTGTAGACGGCACGCGCATTCGGAACCGCCGTCGCCGCGTCAATAACGGCACTGGGCTTGAAGGCTCCGGGGTTCTGGTACAGGGACCAGATTTCCTCTGCGGAGAGGGCGCGGTTGTAGATGCGGGGGTCGGTCTCTGTTGTTTCTACTAAACCAAAATTGCTGGTAGCTTGGTAGCACCCAAAATAGAGGGTTCCCGTTGTGGGAATCACGGGAGTGGTCAATGTCGTTGTCCCGAAGTATACCCCGTTACGGTATGCCAGCACTACTCCGGTGGACCAGTTAATTACTATGCCATATGTCATTGCCGTAGTATCAAAGGATGTAAAAAAGCTGCTGAAACTGTACTCCACTCTGGCAGATCCATTCCAGTAACTCAGGATCAGGTTGTTCGTGCTCAGAGCACGATATACCCATAAATGCGCCCCGGACACGGCCCCGACATTCAATATTCCTACTGACTGGACAGCACCAACCCCACCGGAAATTTTCCATGAGTGAAAACAAAAAACAGATGGCATGATGAAATTATCTACCTTCGTGTAATCATTTGTTCCGTCCCGCCTCAGCCCCCTCCCCGCCATCGTATTGACCGGAGTCGCACCGTACACCGTGCCGTGGTTCCCGGAGCCCGAGGCATCAAGGGCAAGGGAGGAGTAGGTGCCGTCGCCGACGTAGATGAAAGACACGGATACCGGATTTGCATTGTTTGTCGTAGAGTTGAAAAGCAACTCTACGTCAGTAAAACTGGCTCCGGTGGTGATGTCAGTGACTCCGCTCGTCTGCCCCGCGATGGATTTGGTGACATGCGTCCCCGCTCCCGAGGTCCCTATCTCAAGAGTCGTCAGATCAGTTTGGGCGCAAGACCATTTGACGCGCACGGTTTTCGACGACACCGCGAGAGCTTTGTTCGCGCGAACAAATGTTGTCGGGGCCGCTCCTGCGGTAAGCACCAATTTGTCAGAAGCGGCGGTGACGACGGTATCCGTCCCCATCGTGGCCCAGCCGTCCACGGTCGAGAACTTGATAGTCAGATAGGTAGGGGAAGGCCCATCCGGCCACTCGGGCAGGCCCCCGAGGGCAGGGGCGCAGATGAGGCCGGAGAGGAGGGATTTCTGTTCGTTCAATCTGTCCACCGTATCAACCATGGCGTTAAGATTCAATTCATCCACAGGTACGGTGAAACTATCATTATCGAAGACTCCGGGCTTTGTTCCGACCCAAGGTGTTGCCATATACTCACTCTCCTAAAAATCGCTACAAAAGTATTCTTGACGCAGCGTTCGTAAAATCTCCGCCGTTCCCGCTTATTCCTTCAACGAGAGCCACGGAAGTCACGGTGCCATCGTCATCATATCCCGAATCGTCCTGCCCCGCAACAACGTTGAAGGAGAAATACTGTACCAGATTTGGTACGGAGACTTCAGCTCCCGATATCAGGCGTGCTGCGAGATCATAGGGCCAGTCCATAATATCGGCTCCTTACAAAGAAAAAAGGAAGAATTGCGGCCCTTTCAGTAGAAGGGGACGCAGGCTACGACCTCCTGACCCCCCCGAATCCCGGGACCCCGCGCGTTTTCAATTGAGTATCCAGTTCTCCGTTGGCAATCATCGAACGGACAGTATCCCGCAGGACAACACGAATCTGCTTTCCACCGGAGGAATTGGTCGTCTCTTCCGTAGTGGCGGAGACTCCGTTTACCCTGGTGGATTGGTCGATGACAACGATGGAAGTGGAGCCTCCGACTGCGGACACGCCCAACTTACCACTTGCTGTTCTTGTCACGGGCATGATGGCCTCGGGGCCTTTCTCCCCCATGACCCCGAAGCCTCCCGCGTGATTGAACAGCGTGGGGGAGGACACGATGCCTCCGGATGCGAACGCGGATATCAGGCCGCTTGAACCATAGATGTTTCCGAGGGCATTCGCGGTTACACCAGAGCCAGAGGCGGCTTTTTCACTTCGATCAGCATTTGCAGAGGCAATGCCCGAAACTACGGAGGTTCCTGCGGCAAGGGCTATGAGGCCCCAGCCTCGGGCGTCCTTCCCCATTGAGTTGATGAGTATGGTCAAGCCTGCGGAAAGGAACATTTGCGGAAGCTGCTTCAACAAGGATAGGCCGATATTGCCTATGGCTGCGGCAAAGTCGTCGGCTCCTGCGGCTCCGTTGACAAAGAGTTCGCCCATGGCGAAGAGGGCGTCGAGGCCGGAGTTGGCGGCGAGATCCCCTAATGCGCCTTTAAGGTTCTCCACAGCCTGATACATTTCTGCAAGTCTAGTTGCTTCCTCTTCAGCCCACCATGATTCCCCTTCGGGGAGAGCGGGGATAAGTTCCCACGGATTTCTTCTTGGAACTTCAGTAGCTCCGAAAGCCATCTCCCCCAAAGGGGTAGCGCTGGGGCCTCTGTTCATGGGAACAGGAAGAACATTATGACGGAGTCCTATATCAAGAAACTCTTGATTGCTACCAAAATCCACCATCTCACCGAGACTGGTTTCTGTGCGCCATGGGGTGTCCATGTCCCAGTCCCACCCCATCCCTTTCCCTTTGGCCGCAAGTCTGTCCATCTCTACTATAAAATCGAACAAAGGTTGCAGGAAAGCGTCGTTGATTCCTTGGAAGGCTATCCCGGCTTTGAAATCCGTGTCCTTCAAGGCAAGGAGGCTGGGAACGTATTCACGGGCGGAATCTGCAAGTTTTTGGTACATATCCGATTCAGACATGCCGAGGGCTATGCGGGTCTTCTCGTTGGAGTACATTTGGTTGTACTTGCTGAGATCCCTCATGGTAGCGTCTACTGCGGATTCTCTCCCTCCATAACGAAAGGTGGTGCCTTTGTCTCCTGCTCCTGCAGCGGGAGTACCCAGCCTGCTCAAAGCAATATCCGAAAGTTTGAACTGGTCTTCCTTGAGCTGAAAAAGTTCTTTCTGAAGGTCCTTCACATCTATGAACAAGTTGTACCGGAAATCTTTGGTAGTAAGGTCCATAAGCCGCCGTATTTCGGCGGCGCGCTTTTCTGTGTAAGCTATTGCTGCAGTTATATCCCCTTTGGCTCCTTCACTACCAAGCACAGCCTTGAGATTTGGGGCGTCTATCGTCCCGGGGGTGAGCACAGAAACGAATTTCTCCGCAGCAACCGTCAACAAGGGGAGCACAGAGGTGCCTATATCCGACAAAGCGAGTTTCCATGTATTCACTGCAATAGTAAGACGACCCTCGAAAGTATCCGCCATGGCTTCCGTGAATTTATAGAATCTTCCGCCTTCAGCGGTCAGCTTGGTAAGGGCAGCTTCGAATTCAGGAAGCCCTATCTCCCCTGCTCGGGTAAGCTCCCGTATCTTCATGGTAGTGGTGCCCATTACATCGGCGAGAGCTTCCATAATGGGGATACCGGCGTTTACAAACTGGTAAATGTCCTGCTGCATGGCCTTGCCTTGGCCACGTACCTGTCCATACACAAGGGCAAGATGCTCGAAATTCGAGCTGTTTCCTTGGGTGACATCCGCCAAGGTAAGCATGACATCTTTTACTTCTTTCGCGGAGAAACCAAAGCCAAGGAGCGTCCTTGTCGCTCTATCCATAGCAGAAACAGTGACAGGGATTTCTGTGCTCAATTTCTTTATATACAAAAGAAGATCCTCTCCTTCTACCTGTGTCGAGGTAAGAACGGAGTAGGATTTGGCCATAGTCTCCATGGCCGCTGCATTTTCCACCAACACTTTGGGTACAGCAGACAAGAGATTGTACAACGTCTGGAGACCGCGAACGACAAGGTAAGCTCCGGTGCCTAATCTGAGCATGGCTCCCAACACACCTTCCGCCCCTGTACGGGCATTCAGCAAGTTGGAGAACATATCAGTCCAGTCTTTCTGGGAGTTCCTTACTGTGGCTGCAGTCTTTTCGTGGGTAGAGGAAAGATTGCGCATTGCGGTAGCGTGTTTCTCCGCCACTTCGCCCATCTTGGCGTTGGCGGAGTAAAACTTGCGCATAACAGCATCGCTCGTGCCTACGGATCTTGCTGCCTTTTCGTGGGAAGTAGTAAGTTTCTGGAGTTTGGCAGAGTGAAGTTCAGTAGCCTCTGAGCTTCTCGTGGTTTGATCTGTAAGTTTCTGCTCCGCAACACCCGTGCCAAATACTGCAGTTTTCAGCTTTTCGAGTCGCTCTGCTGTGCGAATGAGCGCCGCGTCGAATCGTTCTATCTGCGCAATAGTGGGCTTCGCGGACATCCCCACAGCAGTGAGGGCTTGCTCAAAAGACTTTAACTGAGGGATTCCGCCGACTTTGGACTCTATAAGGAGGGAAGCATCCGCCATGTTATTCTCCCCCTAAATTATCCCTGCAGTCCTCTCTACTTCTCCTTCATGATCTCCCCGATCACCGAAGAAGCCGCCTGATCCATGGACAGTATAGCAGAAATCTCCACGGGCGTCAATTTGTATCCTGCCACGGTCTCGTAGGCCGCGATGTCCTGAAAGGAAACCCCTTCAGATCCTCTTAATCTTATGAATATGGTGAACAGATACTCGAAGCCCTCGGGGACCGGAACATCCTGTGCAAGCTGGTCATCCACACTTCCGCTATCCGCCCCCGAAGGCAGTTGCCTGCGGACAGAAGTGAGCGTGCTCCGCAGGGTGTTTCCGTCCTTCCTCGGGTAATCGAGGGTGAACTTGCCCCGAACCGCTTCTGTCAGCTCTTCGGTTCGGGCTTGATAAAATTGCTGCGGTACTTATAGTACTCAAGAACTTGCTCGCGGATCATGGGGACTTTGGTGTACAGCATCGTGGCGTTGGCTTTGTCGAATTTCAGCTCGTCCTTGCCCCAAGAGATGTTCTTCCAGTCCTTCGTGAGGCGTATGGCTCGGGCGACATCACGCTCCACACGCTCGGTGGCTTCTTTGTCAACAGGAAGGGGGGCTTCGGCTTTCTTGGTAGCAGCTCCTGCTGCGCGGGAGGCAAACATATCACCGAGCTTCCGGCTGTTCTCGCGCTCGGCTTCAATATCAATGCTCGCGGCTTCCTTGCTGTCGGGTCCGAGGACCTTGATTTGAGCGTCCAGGGGGTTGTTTTGTAAGTCGTTTACAACCATCCACGTGCCCTCGGCGCTAGACTCTTCGGTGTTGAAAGACTTGAAATCCATGTCGCTTCCTTTCTATGGAGAGAGGGGAATAAGGCTCCCCGTACGGAGAGTCAACAAACAATAAACTGACAACGCCGAAAGGAAATCCATGGCACTTCCTTTCTATGGAGAGAGGGGAATAAGGCTCCCCCGTATGGAGGAGCCTATTTGATTATGCAGGATCGAGCCTCGAAACACGCATGTTCGTAGTGGCCGCACCTTTGGTGTTGGCGGAAGGAGTCAGTTCAATCGCAGTCCATGTGACTTCCTGTATCACTTTCTTGGGGTCCGTGGTTTCCGTAAGTCCCATGATCTGAATGTTGGGCAGATCAAAAGCATACCCCATGCCCGCGCCTTGGGTGGTCAAAGTAGTGCCGAAATCCGGGTCCATCAACCGCACAGTGAGACCAAACTTCGTCTCCGCCCTGAACTTGGTCCAATAGCTATTGTCTGTAAGGAAGATGCTCATGGTTCCACTGATGACAGAGTTCCCTTTTCCAAGACCGTAGGGATATCGGGCACCCACAGGAAGCAGGGATTCGATGTCGTTGGTACCGTTGATTGTTAGTGCCGTGACTACCGCAACAGGAGTATTATCCTGCGTGATGTAGGCCAAAATGTCATTGGCAGTAAGGACGGAATTGGTGTCAGCCGCTACGATCGATGCTCCAGCGGCCACTGTTGAGTACACAGAAACATCAGTGGCTGCGGCGGCACGGGTATCTCCCTGCCCGAGCACACGGCCCATAAACTCGAAGGCTCCGGTAACTATGGAGTCGGGGTTGATGGTCAGGGAGAAGGTATTGGCGATGCATCCGATGGCCATCTTGACCTGAACGAGAGTAGCTGCGGTGTTGGTGAGAGTCTGCTCAAAAGCAAGGGATTTCACAGAGGTTCCAGGGGAGACATAGGCCATTCTGCGAATGACCACATCCGCATGGCCCGGAGTCGCGTGGGCCACCATAGTGGCATAGTTCGGGGTCACTATGGTGATGCTGGTATCGTTGACAAGGGCCGAAATTCGGTAGTACCCATTGTTACCCAAATCAGTTGTCAAGAAACCGGAGAGGCGTATCCATTGGCCTACTGCGAGGGTTCCGGTCTCTGTGACCGTAAGTAAGGTAGTGGCCGCAGGCGTCCCTACAATTACGTTTTGTGCCGCCATAGCTGCTTCAGCAGCAGTGAAGTCCGCACACATCCAACTTTCCAGAAAATCGTCGAACTGCATCGATCCTGCAGTATGCCCGCCCGAATAGGAAAGTTCGAAAGGAACCGACACAGCGGGTGTGTGGGCCCCAAGGCGCACGGATGTCAGGGCACGCCTGGTGTTCAATTCAGCAGTGGTAAGCTGCGTCCTTCCTTCACCGATGGAGGCGGCGGGAAGCTTTCTCACAGATGTGAATGCAGTTATGGGAACTGCCCAAGACGTTTCTTTACAATAGCCCAAATACGCGCCGGTCCCCTCGACTATCTCACCTGCCATGGTATTTCTCCTCTAGCTTATACACTATATTGCTCTGTAGGCTGGAAGCCTACCCTAGAAAGAATCAGGTCAAACAAAAGTATATCACGGAGAAGAGGTTATAGCAATACCCTGCTGTTCATTGTACTCTTTCAGATATTGCCAACGATGTTTTTTGTAGCTTTGCTTGTACCCTTTCAGACAGGCAACTAAACCGGAATAACACTTTGCGCCGGGGTCGTACTTCTCTGCAGCTTGCGCCAATGAGTCAAATACTTCCTTGGTATCCAAACAAACTACAGGGACTCCGTGAGTCTTTCTTTTATTCTCTCTGAACTTTGCTCTATCTTCCTCTGTAAAAGGATGCTCTATATGGTACATTTTGAGCGCGGCACTCAGTCTACCTCTCGCTTTGTCAGGATCAGAGAATTGTTCCCATCCGTAGCCTCCTCTTGCCATTCGTGTAGCTCTAGCTTTGGTGATCTGCTCCGCCGTAATATTTCGAACATTGGGATGGCTAAAGAACTTTTTTCTTTGCTCTTCCGTCCACTTTTTGCCTACGTTGGCAAGACGAAGTTTTTCTTTGCATTCGGGGGATCTTGGTATGCCTCTCTTCTTGGCTGCCGATTTTTCATTGGCCTCCGCAGACCGAATTCTTCCTTTGGAAGAACCGCAGGAGTCTGTCTTCAGATTATACCCAAACTTCGGATGTATGGAATTCGTGGCCCACATCCATCTCTCTTCCTTCAAAGAGAGATCCTCCGCAGTATCCGCGTAATCCACAACGAACCAAAAGAACGCCTCGGGACCGTGCTTGAATATTGAATTGTGAAATCTATTTGTGGAACGCTTCTTACCGTGCCACAGATGCGTAGCTTTACGCCTTTCCAGACGCATCGTGGTCTTCCCCACGTAGTACTTTTGCGTAACAGTGTTAACCGCCGCATAGATAATCCCATACGGCCTCACGTTCTCCTCGATACTCATGCGTATACATCCGCCCAGAATTCCGCACTCACTATAAGCCCGTACCACGAGTCCGAAATTTTTGGAAAATGACGAATTCCCGGAGTCATCATGTGTACGTACTGTGTAGGCGCGGCCGTCGGATACCCAATCGAAGTCCCGCGCTTGAATGCCGCCGCTATGGTGTTGGCCGCAACGAAACCATCATACAATCCTGCCGGGTTTCCATCGACCGTAACCTTCGGGACCCGGATCGTGATCTGTAAAAATCCCTTGTGCCTATCTGCGGCTTGAGGGAAGAGCCCTGCGGCGACGGGTTGGGCGTAGAGAATATCTACGGCGTAATTCATTTGGGTGACAGGGAAATCCACGCTGGGACCGTTAGGATATGAGGTATAAGCATCGTATCCCAAGGCGGAGAAATGTGCGATCAGAGCGCCGTCGATATCAGATTGCTGGCCCATTCAGACCCTCCAGATTATGCTCCTGCAAGGTACTTTCTTGCTTCGGACGCTACAATAGTATCCCACGTCAGGGCATTTACTCGAACAAATCCAGCGACCGCCTGTGAACTGAAGCCTCCGACAGTACGCCCCGTCTTGCTGGGGCTTGGATATTGCCCATACTCCAACATTTGAGCATACTCGCTGTACAAGGAAGCAAAAACGGACTCTCCTTCCGAGGGCTTCCAACTTGCTGCCGCTGCTCTGACTGCCGCTTTCGCCGCCTCTCCGGAACGGTCGTTACGATGGACTTCCGAAGGTTCGGAACCAGCCTCTGCATTCCAATCACCTCTTGCCGTAACATCGTCGGGGTCTGTTTCATCGATGGGCGTTTCTGAAATAATTTTATCCATCAAAATTATGAAGCTCCTCCTAGCCACCTCATCCGGGATGCTCTTGAGCTTCAGCTTCATTGCATCCAGTTGCAACAGAAATTGACCTATGTTGCTTTCCATTGCAATTCTCCCCCGTCCATTATTGCCTTATAGAACAAGCCAGAAGTACAGAACCAATGCTCCGTTGATCCCCCCTACAAAAAGAGCAAACAACAGATACTCCACCCTACGCCCTGCACTGAAGCGTCCACAGGATCGTAGTAACTACTCCCGAGGTTTCATCCTCTCCCGGCTGCAAACTCTTTACAGAAACGATATTTAGCACAACACTTCCTAAGACCAGTTTGTCCGCCGTAGTCGGATCTGTGAGGTCTGAAGTTATGAACTTCCTGTCAGAAGACATTATCGAAGTCCCGTCAATCTCCGTGGCCTCATACTTGCTCTCAACCACACGCCCCGCCACCAGAGTCACCGCAGTAGCCGGATCAACGTACACAATGACATGGGTCGTGTTATTCTCCCACTGATACCGGCTCTGCCCCGCGTTCCACGTCTTTGTATAGCCTGCGGAAGTTCCGGGGCGCTGCAAAGAAGCAGCCTTCCCGTTCTTATTGATGAGCCTCTGAGCCACGTTGGTTTTTATCTTCGCGTATTGCATCTCAGCACCTTAAAACAGACAGAGACCCTCTTCCACCCACAACGAGGGGGGAGATCATGGCCGCAATCGTCGGGTACACGGTGGCGGAAGACGCGCCTTCAAAATACTCTATGGTGATGATATCCACTTTCTCGCTCTTCACCGCCCCTCCTCTATCGCGCGAAGCGAGAAGTGCTCCGGGAGTTGCAAGTTCGATAAGAGCAGCTTCCGCCGTCACGTTCTTCAGGATGACAGGGACGCCTGTGAGTTCGAATTCCTCGGGGTAGGTGTAGGCATAGCTTCGGGGCCAGTCGAGGGCCTGCGCGTAAGAGAACTTCTCGCCGCGCCACTGCCCGGAATACAGGGAATCCAGGGATCGGGTGGCACGCACGAGGGCAGTTTCCTTGTCAGCCGTCAGGGCGGCTGCCCATGCGGTATTCCCCATATCCGCGTGATATGTGTCGGCGGCAGTTACTGCCAAATAACTCGTCGCGGTCGAAATTCCTGTGCCATCCTCAACGACAAAAGCCATAAGTATCTCCTACTGATAAGGAAGTTTAGCACAAAAACCGCATGCGGACAATAGCCACAGCTTAGAACTGAAGCTCAAACAATATCTGGCTTATGTTAAATATGATGTCTTTCCCTGAACCGTTCACCACTTCCATGAGTGTCTTTCCTGAATTTGGCCTTATGATGTTGACATCCGTTTGAGTACTCCCGCCTCCGCTGCTCTGGTTCGTGCTTCCTGTCCCCACGAGCCATTCCAGCGCCGACTCTCCCTTGACTGTTCCGGTAGGCCCTTCCGTCAAAGTCAACTTGGACTCCCCACCGATTATCGTATTCAGATTGTATGCATGGAGCAAGGTCCCGCCCGAATAGTTTGTTCCTCTGTAGACAATGACGGTGACGGGGCCACTCGTAGTAGAAAACTGTGCGGGACGCAGAAACACTACTTTGTTCAGTCCAACCAACGTTGTGTAGTCCAGCAAAATAAGAAGGGAGGCCCCTGTCAGGATAGTGAAGTTCTTCTGAAGCAGGAAGCCTGCTCCTCTTACTGTGTAATCGTCGGCGTAGGTTGTAGTCCTGCTGGCGTCTCCGGAGAAAGAGCGGGAGTTCTCTGTAAGTTCCGCCACCCTTTCCATAGCGCTCACGGTTAGCCCCTGGATTCCTCGTAGAAAGGAAGGTCGAAATACCCGGTGGTGGCAGTGGCCGCTCCGATGTTCGTGAACTTCACGAGGTAAAGGGTCCCCGGCTTCAGAACGATTTCCTGTGTTCCTCCTGCGGAGCCTCCTGAAGCATTACCCGTACCCGCAGCGCCCGCTCCATCCTGCCCTACGATGGTTCCGTAAACTGGATTGGCTACGCCCACCGTGACAACAGTACCAGCAAGATTGGAGGAATTCCTGTTGCGGTTTATGGGAATATAAGCAGAGCCATCGGTCGAGGAGGTGCCCTCGTACACTTGCACCGCCAGGAGATTGGCTGTGGACAGAAGTTTGGCGGGACGAAGATGGATGTACTTGCCTGCCGAGGCTACGGGAGTCAACAGAGTGACAACGTACACGGCGGCGGCAGCCAGAGATCCCGTATTCCCGATCACGCTGAAGCTCTTCCCTTCGTGTATCTCTCTGTGGTCGTTATCCATGACTCCGAGGGCTCCGGTGAAGGCGTCTCTTGCCCCCTCCAGAATTTCCGTTGTTCGTTCGGGGGCGCTCATATTAGGGTCTCCTCTGGAGGTTCTTCCTGACAAACTTGGGCTGGTGGGGGGCTTCAGCGGCAGGGGCTTTCACTACTACAGAAGCAGACGCTTCCGCTTCGACCGGAACTTCCGGGTCTTTCCTTACTACGGAAGGCTCGGAAGTGACAACTTCCGCCACCGGGGGAGGAGCCGGAGCGGGGACAACGACTTCCACGACAGGAGCTGGATCTTCAACTACAGGCGCGGGAGCCGAAATCACCTCTTCCCTGAACTTGCACTTCCGCAAGATGTCAATCTCTTCCGGTTTGTCTGTAGCATATTCCCCTCCAACAAAAGAACAGAGGGTTTTGTTGTTGCCCGGGTCCCATACATGGCCGTTACCAAAGAACTTGATTTTCACTTGATTCTCCTAAATCCCCACGAAAGAAAAGAGCCCTCCCTCCATACCGGAGGAGGGCCCTACCTTTACTACGCCGTGGTGCTGAGTCCACCCGCAGCTGCGGCAGTCGGGGCACCGACGTTGTTGAACAACTGCGTACCGTTGGCGGTCACGTTCACGGAGGCACAGTCCTGCAGGATGATCTTGTCGGTCGATCCCGTCACGATGTGCAGAGCCGCAGGGACAGCCGTGGACAGAGCGTAATTGAACAGACAACCACGGAAAGCCGTCGGGCGACCACCAGAGGTACTGGCGCTCTTGATCGCGCCGTGGGCGGTTCCTGCGGTCACGTACCCCTGGACCTCCACGCCGAGGAACCTGTTGCGTGCAACGGCTCCGCTCAGGAGGATCTCGGAAGCGGCGTTGTTGCCCTGCGCCACGGTATCGGACCCGATGGTTCCGCCCTCGAAGCAGGCCTCTTCAGCCGCATCCAGCTTCAGGCTATAGTTGGTGGCGGCGGTGGCCGCACCCATGGCTCCTGCGATGTGGCAGTTGCCGAAGTAGTTCCGGGCACCGGAGACCACGACGCCACCGATTTCGAGGGCGTTGGAACCGCCGTTCCACATCATCGTGTTGTAGAAGGCGTTGTTGGAACCGGAAACCGTGATGAGGTTGACGTTGATGCTGGTCATGGACGTATGCGCCCCGACGGTGAGAGTCCCGGTGACGGTGATCGACAGGGCAGAAACCGTAACGACCGTGATGGCGGCGGCGTTCACGTTCGTGATGAACTTCATCCCCGCCACCCAGCCATCGGTAATGAAAGATCCCGTGGCGCGGGAAATGGAAGTGTCCGCCACAGCCGTCAGCGTCGCTGTCGTGACGATGCTCTTGTTGGCCAGACGCGAACGCATGAAGCTCTGCACAGGAGCACAGGCACCGACAACCGTGATTCCGTGCTTGTCCCAAGCAAGTTCCTGAGTGGCATAGCTCGTGGTCTGGGACGCGGTTCCGGTTCCCCGGGAGAGCAGGACGATGCCGTCACCGGCTCCGCTTACACAGCGGTCGTACGCGCCCGAGGAATCGAAGAGGGAAGCGAGGGCGCGGTCGGTCGAGATGCCGTCGGCTCCGTTGGTTCCGGAGGTCGGATCTACCCAGTACCACGTTCCCCGGATCGGGGGCAGGGGACCGGCAGCGTTGAGGGCAGTGAGGTAGTCGCGGGCGGACGGCCAAAAGCCGTCGGGAATGGAAAGATTCATGATGTTTAGCTCCTGGCCTGAATCACCCGGAGACCGGGGTAGATGGTGAACGTGTTGATCGCAGCCGATCCAGCACGACAATTGAGTGACAAGGTAAGGGAAACAGTGGGAAGGCTGGCCGAGAAAGTCGCAACTTTCACCCCGTCAAGGAAGAAAGTAGCAAGGGTCCCGTCCCAGTCAATCTCGTACTCGCGGGCCACGACGCCCATGGTCCCCGCAGCCGCAACAGCAGTCTGCGTTCCCGCAAGGTAGCTGTGGCAGTTGATGGTCGTGGTGTTGTCGAGCTTGCAGAAGAACAGGCCCTCCACAGCAGTGTTGATCCCATGGGAGACGCTCGTGACAAGGAGATCAGTCTTGATGCCGCACAGGCCGAACAGGAAGTCAGACTGCGTGGCTTCAGACAGCTTGATCTCACAATACGCCTTGAAGGGTTTGCCTGCTTCGCACTTGACGAGGGCTCCCTTGACCTGTGCGTTGATGCCCGCAAAGTCTTCCGCCGAAGTGGCGATGGTTATCAGTTCTCCGGATGTCACCGAAGGCACTGCCGTAGGGGTAGTCCCTACCACCGTCAGCGTGAGCGGAGCCACACCTTCGGAGGGGGTAAGGATCACTTTCTGGACATCCCCCCACGCATCATGCCACCGCACTCCGATCCCGGTTACGTTTTCCTCCAGGATTCCGAGGGTGGTTGAAGCGGGAGTCAGGGGTCCCTGCTTGAATATGCTCACTGTACAGCCTCCTTATCTTCAGTACAAATAGGACAGAGTTCTCTTGTCACTGTACCACAGATAAACGGCTTGTTGCAAGAGGTACATTTGATGCGGAACCTCCGAAGGTACAAGGACTTATCAGGGTTCTTGGGGCTCTTGGGGCTCTTGAGAGGTCTGTTCGTCGTCGTGTCCACAGGCAGGGGCTCAAGGATCACGGAAGGGTCGGTCTTGAGTACAAAGACCGTCTGGTAATCAAAATGCTGTGGGACGTAGGCGTAGCCGTCTTTCCGCAGGATGTTGAGCTTCCTCCATCCGTACTTGGACTTGCATTCGGGGCAGAATTTCTTATGCGTAGCGTTGGATTCGAATACGGTATCACAAACTACACAGGAGACAGGTGTAAGTTTTGCTTTGGGACACTTCCTGCCTCTATGCGCTCGGGACATGTTAGCTAGGGCTTCTGTGGTGTGAGGAATTCCCTTATTTGGGGCAGGTTTTCCCTTTCGTATTGCTGTAAGATGCGCCTTCGTCTCGGGGGAGTAAACTACCTTCTTCCCTTTGTTGGGAGAGATTATCTCCCCTGAGGCGTACTTTCGTTTAAGTGTAGCACTTATTTTAGGTGCTGCCTTAATATGCGCAAGCCTACTTATCTCTCTGGCTTCTTCCGTAGCCATAGAGGCTCCCTCCCCTCCGTGAGTAAGGTTGTACCCACAGCAAGAGATGGCGGTTGAAAACAAATCAATATACTCCCGCTCAAGATCGCACAACACTTCGTTGTCGTCGGAGTGCTCCAAAATCTTCCACGCAAAGTTCTCGGGTCCGTACTTCAGAAGGGCGGCATGGAACACAAAGCCGTCTTTTCGACGAGCACTGTTTAGATGACAATGCCTTCGTCGGGTAAGAGCGGAATCCCTGCTCTTTCCGATGTACATTTTCCCGTTTACTCTGTTGGTTGCGCAGTAGACTATTCCCATGGGAAGCCTTATGTAGGAGGAAACAAAAGATTAGGGACGAAGATTAAAATCTTCGTCCCTAAATTACACTTTACGCGGTAGCGAGTCCCGTGAGGGTGCCGTGGTAGGTCTCGGCGCTGTAGTCAATTCCGCACTGACTGTACATGTAGCCTCCGTATGCCGCAGCGGAGGCTGCAGTCGGCTGCCACAGAACCTCGGCTCCATCCATGGAGAATTCCATCCCGCCGTTGCTGAGAGGCACGATGGGGACGTACACCGGGGAAAGAACGGAGATGTCCGCGATCAGGAGCGTTCCCGCAGGAATCTGGGGATCGTAAACCACGCCCATCTGAGCAAAATCCGTCTCGATGAGCTGAATGTTTGCACCACCAACCGTCCGGCTCTGGGGCACGTACTCGTACAGATGCGAAAGCTGTTGCTTCTGATAGCCGTTGACGAAGATCACGGGGTCGGTGAACGGGGAGCCGTTGTCGGCCATGGTCCGCAAGAGCTTGTCGATGAGGGGCTTGGTGAGAGCAGCACCCGCAGCCGCCACGGTGTTCGTGGTGATGCCAGTGATGATTCCGCGAGTCTTGGCCGCAGTGGCGGTCGTGGTCGCATTCGCGTAGACACCGTTCAGGAAAGCGTACTCCATGTCGAGAGCCATCTGCTTGAGCTGGACATTCTTCTGGAAGGTCAGTTCGTCCACGACCGGATTGGGGTCGTTGGTGTTGATGCCGCTCATGAAGCCGGAGGTGCTCTGTTTCTTCAGCGACACTTGCACGGTGTTCTGGAAAATCTGCACCGTGTTGGTGGCCTCGGAACGGGCCGTGGTCGTCGGAGTCAGGGTCCCTACGGAGTCATCTTCCGAGATCGCGGGCTGGGAAGCCGCAGCAAGGGTCCACGTCTGGGCAAGGGGAAACAGGAAGGCACCGGAGCGCCGGGACCTGCCCGCGATGAGGTTGAGGAAGGGGGTCTGCTTTCCGCCGATCTGGAGAAGCTCGCCACGATAGTTCAGGGTATCGGTCTTGGTCATGGCCATGGTGTTCCACCTGTTTTACGTAAGGACCTTTGCTCTCAGGGGCTTCGCGCCCCCAATTACTTTAATCCTTCATTTCGGAAGCCAACTTCGCTTTCAGCATAATAGCTAATTCTGTTCTGCCGCTTGCGAGGGCTTCCTGATATAATTGCTCGGTCGATTTGGAGCCCCCTATGGACCCCGCACCTCCGGCACCTGACGCTCCGCTTCCCGAGGACCTCGGAGGAGCAAGGATGCTTTTGGCAAGAACGCTGGTATCGGCCCAGTTCTTGATGTAGTCAAGAGGCGTAACCTCCATCTCCACACCGCTGTCGCCTTTCATGCGCGCATACACGCGCCGCGTACCGTCCTCACCCACATCGATCTTGATGTCACCGGACAACAGACCAAAGACTTCATCGGACATGCTCGGGTCCTTGAGCGACAAGGAAGAGATGGCCTTGCGGAGTTCGGCGGCTTTCACCGTCTCGTTCAGGATTCTGGATTCTTTGTCCACCTGATCCTGGAGCTTCTTCGCCAGCTTCTCGAATTCCTTGTTCTGCTTGGAGGTGCCTTGAAACTTCGCGTTCACCTCGTCAAGTTCTTTCTGCTTGGACTCCAGAATCTTGTCCCGGTCCTCAAGTTGCCGCAAAACCTTGCTGAACTCCTCGGGGTCCGCAGACGTGACTGTCTGGGCCTTCGCTTCCAGCTCGCGTATCTTGGTCTTCTGGGCGGCGATGCTTGCAGCGCTTTCGTTGAATACCGTGCCCATCTTCTCGAAGATACCCGCCGATTTTTCCGTGAACTCTTCCTTCTTGTCTTCAGGCACAAATCCAACCAGAATGTCCCGAAGCTCGTCCTGAAACGCCATGCAACCTTCTTTGCCAATCGGCAATGCAGAGAGATGATTATTTTGCCTCTGTCGTAGGCTCAACCGGGCCTGTCCAGAAGCAAACCGTATACTAACATTGTCTATACTACAACAAGAGTTACAAAGTGTCAAGCGGTGATTCCACCGCCTTATTCCAACTTATTTAAGCAAGCCTGAAGTCGCGGACGCCGTGGTCAAACCACCTTCCGCAGGAGGCGCTACAATAGGAGGAAGTGCCGCGATCTCCTTCATGTGCTTCTCGAAGCTCTTGTCTCCGCGCACGAGGCCTCCGGCGACAATAGCTTCGTAGAATTCCTCGTCGCTGATCTTGTTGGCCGTCCTCGCTCCGATGAGGGCAATGAGAGTCTGGCTGTCAATATTCCCCGGCAAATAGTTGGTGGACAATCGATAGGTGATTTCCTGCCTGTCCTTGCCTTTCAGACCCATGAATTCGGCCATGCATCTGAGCGCGGACGTGAGGGCCAAGGAGATATTGTTGGCCATGGTGGCAAGGATTGCCTGCTCTCCCGCGCGGTGGATGGCTGCGGTCTCGGCGGCTTCCGTCGATTTGGCATCCCCCGCGAGGATCTTGTTTCCGAGGACTGACATATCGTCCACATATTCACGCATCAACTCTTTCGTGGGATTGATGCCTTCTCCGGTCATTTCCAGGAAGGTGGCGCTTCCTCCCTCGGTGAGCATGATAGCCGAAGTCGGGCCGAGCTTGATGCTCTTTGCCACCTGCCCGTTCTCGTCCATCAACTGCCCGCTGATGACGGGGGTGGGAACATCCGCCCAATGCACCGCATGGTTGCGGTCGGCAGAAGCTTGGTAGTGGTGGATATTCAGGAACGCCATATCGAGCAAGGGCGGACGCTGAACCTTCATGGTGTTTTCCATGGGGCCGATGGGGTAGAAGGGGATATAGTGCATGGGTTCGCCGTCGCAGAAAATGTAGCCGGAATCCAGCGGGAGCATCTTCTCTTTCGTCCCCACCAAAGCATCGGGATCAACTTCGTAGACCTCAAAGACGCAGTTGACCACTCCCTCGGATTCCTCAAGACGGAATATCCTGACGCGGGTGGATATCTTCGTTTCGTAGGTATACAGGGAAGTTCCGGAGGCAAAAGGCTCCTCATAGGTATCCTGCAATTTAAGGTACGTCAGCACCCTTCTGTTTCCGATACGGCCTTCCCTCCAGTCGAGGATATTCTCCGCCGTGTACATAATGAGGTAGGGCCTGATTCCGTAGTTCTCCACGTCCATCCTGACCAGTGGCTCCTCGGGCGTGACCGGGTACTCAACAAGAATACCCACCCTTCCGGGAGTAAGTGTTTCGGCCAGGGAGTTCATGGCAAAAGCGTCCAGGGGGACGCCTGTCAGCGTGATGTCGGATTCAAGAGCCCTGATTTCTTTGGGCGCTTCGAACGTGGGCTTCTTCCTTCCCACAAGACCCAGCATGGCATCGATTGCGCGTCCCGTGAATCCAGTGAAGGAGGCGCGGTTCAGGTAGGCAAGGTACTCGGATTCGTTCATGCCGTTGGGCTGGGGGAGGTAGGTTGTCTTGTTTTCCTTTACAACATCCTCGCCTTCGACGACATCACGCATCAAGGCCCATCGGCCCTTGTTGGCTTCATATTCACGGTGCACGGTCATCAGACCCACGGGGATGGGGACGGCGGAGCCCATGGAGGCTGCGGCTACGGAGGCGAGGGTATAGTCCATTTACTTCTTTCCTTTTTTCTGTGCAGGCTTTTTGGAGGATTTCTTGCTTTTGCCCGCCTTCTCTAAGGCAATAGCTACGGCCTGCTTATGGGAATACTTCCCGCTGTGTTCAAGCTCGGAGATGTTGGCAGAGACCGCTTTCTGCGAGGAACCTTTCTTCATGGGCATCTTGTGGCCTCCTGTAGGAGCGGACAATTACATACAAGTATACAATGAAACGGCGGAAGACGCAATACTGCGGAGATACGGGGAGGCTAGGCTCCTGTCACGGGGACTCTCTGCATCCCGTTTTTGAGTGGAAGTTGTGCCATAATCAGATATCCTAATGCATCACCTATATGACCTAATGGCGACTTGGGATCAGGAATCCGGGTTCCTTCCACATAGGTGAATCCGTCCAAGGACTTTTTGATATGCTGGGTGGACCCTCCTTTATGGAAGAGAAGGCGTCGTTCCCCTGCCGCAGAACAAAGAGCGGCATTGACGGTATTGATCCTGTCAACAACGTGATATTTGGTTCCGGGGTCGTAGACCTGAAATCCTGCCTTGCGGAGGATGGTGAAGTCGGTTGTTCCGGCTGCGGCGGAGGTATGCCGGGAACCACCCGCAGGATCAGGGAAACAATAAACCGGGTTATCGGGGTATCTTCTCCGTATTTCCTTCGCCATGAGTTCGGTGTTGCTGTCGGGAATTTCAATGTCATCGATGATATGGAGATCCCGTCCTCTGCGTATGCCTACAACAACAGCCCCAGGGCTGATATTGAAATCCTCGCCTATCAAGATAGTTGTTTCTCCATCCTGCGCCATGAGCACAGATTCAGACAAATCAACTACATTCTTATCCCTGTCAAAGGCGTAGTAAACACGTCCTGCCATGTTGACAAAACTTGCATTGAACTCCTGCTCGAACATCCGGGGGTCCATGTCCCGTCTTGCAGCTTCTATTTCTTCCTTCGGAACGTTTCCACCATCTTCCGTGGTGTAATGATGATAGCCCCAAGAGGGGTCGCCCTCATGCTTATTCTTCAAATCATATACCCAATCAAAGCCGTTTGGAGTGGTTATGAATAAGGCATCCCCCTGTTTATCCGCCAAACTGGGGCGTATGACTTCCCACGTATACGCAGCCTGATCGCGGGCTTCGTCGAAAACCACGAAATCGAGGGGATCTCCACGGAGAGAATCAGGGTTGTCCGCACTCTTTACTGTTATGGTAGACCCGTTCAACAACTCGATGGACAGATCGGTTTCATTCTTATCTTTGATGTACGCCCTTGGAAGAAACTCCTTGAGCGGCTTCCAAAGCAGGCGCTTCCCCATGCCTCTCGAAGGTGCAATAAACCATATATAGGAGTTTGCTTTCCTTACGGCGTACTTGGAAACTTCATACTTTCCCAGATACGTCTTCCCGAAACGTCTCCCGGCAACCACCACCCTATTTCTGGCAGGATCATTGAATATCGTCTCCTGCGGCCCCGTCATTATGAACTGGAGGGGAGGGAGGATGTTGCCTCTTTTTCTGCGCGGCGCTATGGGTGCTGACAAACGTTGCCTTCCTTACGTATACACAAGAGATTCTATCTGTTTATACGTGTCGGGATGGAAACGCATCTTTTCCTTGTTGGCTTCCCACCATGCCTTCGTATCGGGGGTCCCTTGGGCCTTTCCAGCTCCGACCCAATCACAGTACATCTCAAGGATCGCGGAAGGGTGCATAGGGATAAGTTTCTCTTGTCCCCTCTCTGTTGCCAGGACCCAGTACTGCCAATGATGCTGATGAAGCCTTGTATGAACGAACCACGCATCCTCGAATGCTTTGTTTCCTGTGTCCGTGGGCTTGTAGTATCCTGTAGCGTCCCTCTTCTGTTTCTTGCTTCCATCTTTGTTGTAGAACAGATTGGCGTAGGCAAAGAAAGAGAAGGGCAGGAATTTATCCCAGTCGTGGATAAAGCCACGCCAGAACAGGCAACGATTGAAGCACTCAAGGAGAACAAACCATTTATGCACCGCGACGTACTTGAAATAAGCCAAGTATCCTCTCATGGAAGCTCCTTATTCATTATAGTGTCCATTCTCCCGCAGCACTTCCACAACCCCCGCCATCATGTCCCCGATCAGATAACAAAGGTCCTCTTCGGCGTCATCGATTCCCGCCTCAGCTGTAGGGAGTTTCCTTCCCGCAGCGCGGCTATAAGCAAGAGCAAGATGCGTGCATTCATGCGATAATACCCTTGTCCCTAAAGCATCCTCGGAGACAAAGAGATACGCGAACGGAGCATCCCCGCTATACCCTGTTCTCCTGACCAAGGCTCTTGTTCCTTCCTCCCACACATCCTCCCGTTTATACACTCCCCTGTAAAAGTCCTTTACGTACTTCTCCAGCTCGTCATTATCGCGTACTACGTGCATCTCGAAGAAGAAAGGGAGGGAGTCCTTGCTCAGGGTGTAAATGGCTACGTCATCTTTTTCAATCAAGAGGACCGTCCATGGGAAGCAAAGCTACCGTCTTCCCCGCCAGTGCGTGAGAGCAGTCGGACAGGAATTCGATATTTCCATCACGGACGAAGGAATGGCAGAGAATGTGGATTGCCCCTTTCACGTGTATTCCGTCCGGTGCAAGGACGGTGTTTCCCTCACTGTCAAACTCAGGTTCCCAACCTTTGGGCGTGTTCCAGCACGGGCCTACTTTCAGGCTAGGGGAGAAGGTTGGCTTCACCATGTCCCCGTTGAACGACCACCTTGAGTCAAAACTGTGGTGGCTCCGGCATCCGGGGCACCAGAATGCGAGGGCTCCATCGGACAACTTGATAAGGACATCGGGTTCAACAAAAGAAAGTCTCCTCCATCCAGCTATGGGTAACGTCCCTGAACTTCCCCTTCCTTACGTCTGCGAGGAAATCATCTGGTCCGTACACGGGCTTCATAATGTCCTGCACGCCATCTTCGTTTCGCTCCGTAGGCACATAGATTTCAGGTTCGTACTTCCTGTCTCTCCATGCGTAGTACAAATAGGCGTCTTTTTTGGCCTTCTCGATGTCTTCGTATACTCCGAGAGGGAAGGCATGGGACTCTTCACCGCCGTATCTACGGGCAATCAATACAAACAAGAGAACCTTCCCTACATGCCCGGCTTCAGAATGACCCCGTCAAGATCGACAAAGTACATTCCGTCCGCAGTCTTGATCCACCCAAGATACCCGACATCAGCAGGAAACGCATACAAACCAAAATCAAACATTTTGTGCCCCCTCGAAAATTTCCGGCCCTAATCGCCGACTTCGCTCAATAGAACAAACAAAAGATAGACAAATAACACTACCTTCCGCCCCAAAATTGACTTATTCCTTCCTGCTAACCACCGGCTGCGGAATCTCCGGCACAGAATTCGAAACCGTCTGCTTGTTCCCCCACCTCTCCGAGTACAGCCTTTCAAGCAAGAAACGATTCTCTGTGGAAATCCCCCGCATCTCGTTCTGAATCCTGATATTCTCCAAGCTCGAAGCCAGAGTGAGTTCCTTCTTCTTGTGCCTGCACAAGCACTGGTACTGGAACGCCTCGTCGGCATCCAGAAGATCCTGCTCTTCGTACGAGAGTTCGTTGGCAAGGTAGGCGCTGTCGATGTCCAGCCCGTAGCCCACGGCTTCGAGAACGTGCTTCTTTATGTCTTCGAGCGTCCTATGGGAAGGGAAGCGCCCGTCATCAAATGTAGTATCCATCCCCTGCTCCTTGCCGCCTGTCGCTACACGTACCTAAGTCCAGAATACGGCAAGAAATGGGAAAAGTCAAGCACCTCCTGCTGCCACGAAAGGTCCTCTAAGAGGGCACAGCGCTTCCATGACCTCCGCAAGAGAGCAGGCAAACACCCCACCATTCCTTTGTATTATGTTCCCCACCTGATTCAGGGATCTCAACTGCCCCTCATCAAATCCATCTTGCAACACACAAAAGACTGTGTGGTACGGTCTTTTGTTGGAGTCGTCCACAGCTTCCGCAATAGAGTACACTCCCGTCATCTCTTTCGTTATCACGTACAGACAAATATTGTTGCTGCCGAAGGCTCCGCACTCCTCTCTCTGTTTCCTCTCTTCCTCCATGCATTCGAGAGTCCAGTCGGGGACAACAGGATTGAAGTAGTCTATTCCTCTTTCTTCCAGCAAAGGAATAAGGGCATCACGCCACGTGCTTTCGTTGCAGGTTCCTCCGAGAAATACTTTCATCCTTCCGTTCCTTCCGATTGCATATCCGCAATCTGGAGTCTAAGGCTCAGGGCGCTGGCCACTTTGGCTACCACTGCTTCGTAGCTCCTTCCGGCGATGCGCAATTTGATTGCCTGCCACAAGGTAATATTCAAATTCAGTTCAATGAACGCCTTACCTACTTGCTCTCGGTACTTCACGTCAGTCCTCCTTTTTGACAACAGCTACAGGCCTTTCGAAAAACCTCTCTTCAAGTTCCTCCCTCAGATAATACCTCCGCCCTCCCGGAGTCCTCCGCGCAACAAGTACGCCTTTGTTGTCCCAATTCTGCAGGGTCTTTATGGTGATTCCGAGGAAAGCCGCAGCCTTTCCGGTGGTCAGAATGTATTCGTTACTCACGTCAACTTACCTCCGTCCGGTAGTGGCATAGGTGGGGAGGGCAACAATTCAAGACATTCCTTGAGCCCTTGAATCTCGGATTCAAGGGTCAGGATTCTTTGCTCCATGTCCTTGATCTTTCCCCCGCTGGAGTCGAAATTGCCGAGGGTTGCCCGCATCGGCTGGTGAGTGAAGGGGTGAATACCGGTGTATACTATGGGCTCGGGCGGCACCTCAGCGGAGGGCGTAGATGAGAACGGGAGCTTCGAAACTTCCCCAGTGGAACAATCGTAGAGGGTAGATTCGGAGGTCCATGGCACCTCGGGTGCGGGACTCAAGGACTCAATGGCTTTGACTATAGCCAGCAGGTTGTACTCCGCCCTCCAATAGCAGACATCACACAGCTCTGGATGCTTCCCCGCCTTCCTTCCGTGGAGGTGCTCGTTGATGGCATGGGAACCGCATTTAGCGCAGCTGATGTGGTTATTCAACTTGTACCTCCAGTGCTTTCTTGTACGTTCGGGCGTTATCCGCAATCATCATTGCGAAGTTGGCAACGTCAACGGCTTCATCAATGACTCCGTGGATCGTGGAATCCGTGATCTCCAGACAAGCAAGACGGAAAGCTGCTTGGCCAAGTTCCGCTACTTCCTTTTCCAGCAAAACAAGCAACTCCGAGAATTCGGAGGCATTCCAACCTCCCTTGTGGTCATTCTCCCTCAGCTTGGCCTCCATGCGCTCGGCAAACCAGAGGACGGAAGGACGTGGCTTCCGGGAAAGCACAGGCTCAGGGGTCCAGTGCTTCCATTGGACGGGCGGGCCTGCGGAGGGGGTGCTTACATTGGGGCGAGGTAAATCAGGAGCAGGGGTCCATGGCATCGTGGGCTCGGGACTCAAGGAATCCATGGCTCTTGGCTCGCTGTCTACAAGTGAAGCAACCCATTTGCACAGCAACGCTTCCGTGCGTTGAATTGCTCCGTCGCTTTCTTCGAGAACATCTTCTACAATCTGCTCTGCAATTTCTCTTGGTGAACACGTTTCCACTTCCTTTGCATCCGTGGCTCGGGGCTCAAGGGTCTGGAGGTATTCGTCCATCTCGTCCTTTGAATACACCGCTGTGGTTTCTCTTGCATAGAAGGGCTCGGGTCTCTTCATTCGGGGGCTCCTTGGGTCTTGAGTGAGGCGCGGGCTCTGACACGGATATCTTCGAGTTGCACTAAATAGGACTCTTCTGCTTCGTGCGTTGTCATGCTCGGATTTGATGGGGCGTGGATGTGGGCAAAGTATTCCAGTGCCTCCCGCATCCGATGAATCCGGGATTCAAGGGGCTCCCTTTTTTCCCTGTCCTGCCCCTCCATTCTCATCCGCAAATCCATCATTTCACGTAACCTGCGCACCTGCTCTTTCAGATTCACAATTTCGAGGCTGGCTTCGTGGTACTGCGTTTCGAATGACGGGCAACCAATCCTGCCCTCCCTTTCGTCGTATAAGCACTTTACCGTCTCCCCCGGAAGAATAAAACCCGGGCCGTAGTCTCCGTGGTGCTTGCATATCTCACGGCAATAAGCACTTCCAAGCATCACTGTCCCTGTCACTCCTTGGGCCTTGTGCGGGCAGGGGACAAGGCATCTGCCGTTGAGCATGTCGTACGGAACTGGATATTCGTTCATATTTTCTTCCTTTGTACGTTGCTCATACAACCACGCATATTTGCTCTAACCCACCACCACACGCTTCTGCCGCTCGACTCTATCAGCTTCGCGTTCTGCAGTAGCCATTCCCCGCGTTCTGCTGAAATCTTTTTTACTCTGCGGAAACCGTTCCCTCTGAATAGCTTGCCGTTTGAATCCACGATGTTATGGCGCGGGGGCTCATGGGCGGTCAAGGATTCGTAAAAGCCCACGGCCCAATGGTCCTGTGGGTCGCCATCGACGTACTTTGTGGCGAGGACGTAATCGCCTTTCTGGAGATTAGGCGCGTTCATCCGAGGGCTCCTTGGCTCTTGCTGGTCAATTCATCCACAATGAAAGAAAGTTTGTGCTGGGGCTCGGGGGGTCCTTGAGGCGGGGAATCCGTGGCCACGGATTCAAAGGCCCGTTGGAGGCAGTCATTAATAGTGCGGGACTTCCCGTTCCTTCTTCCGAGGCAGAAAATACGTGATTCATTGGCTCCGTGCATCTGTGGCTCCTTGTGGCGTTGGGTCGGAGAATCCGGGCTCGGGGGCTTTATACATTCCCATCAAGCACCTTTTGAATTGCCTCAAAAATGGCGTTGTATTGCCCGACGGTAAGATTTGGCTCTCTTCTTTCCTCCATATTCTTTTTTGCTTCTTCGAATATCACCCGAGTCATTACGCGAATCTTTCGATTCAGATTACCTTCCATCCTGTTACTCCTTGTCCTACTTTACTATATATTACCACATAAACCATTGCCTGTCAAGTCCCTTCTGTCAGGAAAAGTGCACATACTCCTGACAAACGAATAAGCGGCCTGTCCTCCGTCTTCACGTACATGAAGTGTATAAAATGCTCAGACTGTTCCTAACTACGGAGGGGATGAATCCGGCCCCACCTATAGCGTCGGTCCATACCCCCTCCCCTCCTACGCTATAGGTAGCGCCCCGAGCCCTTGAACCTTCGCACTACAACACCATAGCTAGCGTATACCTATGTATAGTATGACCCTACGCTACATGTAGCGTAGGCCCCAGGTTCACTGAACCCATTCACCTAAATATCGGTTACTGAACCCATTCATTGAACTAGACTCACTGAACCCATTCACCTAAACAGCCCCCATGCGTCGCTTGATCCTCTAATAAATCGAATCGAATTCTCCTTTATTTACTTGCGCTTTTCGCGGTATCGTGTATAATGATTATAGGTGATTAGAGCTTACTTGGGGGTGACGAGATGAACCAAAATACAGAGTTGACTATATCGCAATTGCGTTTTTCGGAAACCTGGCTTGCGCAGTCTTTGCGCGCAGTAACTCCGGTATATTTCGAGCACGAAAAAGCCGCCTTTGAACGGTTGACGTGCGAGCTTGCGCAGGTACGTGCAGAGATTGCAACGCGGAGGGCGTAAAATGCAACACACTAACCCGACCATAGCCCCCGCGATGCAATCCGCCATTGACCGCCTTCGTTCCGCTCTTGCACACGGTGCGAGCATGGACCGCGACTATGCGGACGAATGGGCGCGCATGAGGCGAGCGAGCGCGCGGAATAACGGAATTGCGTACCGTAGTGCGCGCATAGCGCAAGAGGCGGACTAAATGGAATACGCTATAAGCATGATCGAATCGCACGGGTACCGCGTAGTGTCGCTAGATGCCTTGATATTCGCGGTACTCCATCGCGGACTATTCTATAATGCGATGGACCTTTATTCTGATTTATCCGCAAGCTTGCGCGATGGAATTATTGAAGAGAGCTAGGGACCATGGGCGCGCCGTATGGCGTCGCCTTAGCTTGAGCATAGGAAGGCATAAAATGACTTACTTTGTAGGCATGATGCAAACGCATAACAAACGGTGGAACAACTTGACGCGAGAACTTGAAACCGTTCCGGAATACCTTATCGATTGCATGGGCTCCGATAGCTATACAACGGTTGACGGGAGACTCTCCCGCGACCATGCGATCATGGAAGCGCATAGCGTAGCGGCGAAGCGCGGAAGGCCTGCCTTCTTTGTTATCAAGGCTTCCAGCTTCCATAATTTTCTTGACTTGCGGGATTCAGGGAAAGGGAAATTCATCCGGACGGTGACAAGATGAAACCGCTCATCCGAGATGGAATCTCCATGATTCAATCGAATTCCGGCTTGATCAAAATCAAATTCCCCGATAACCGCGAAGCATCCCTCCTTTCCAACGGTCGCCGCCTCTCATGGGATACCTTCGACGGCTTCCTCCGCGCGGCCCATCGTCCGGAAGGATCAAAGGGGAAAGTATTCGGGAAGAGCGAACGGTACGCGGAAAACGTGAGCGCAGGAATCAGGGAGGCGCGGAGATGATGAACCTTGAAGCAAAGGCCCTTTTCGATCAATTCGGACGCAAACTTGAAACAGGGAAGCGGGAATTTTACCGCAAGATCCGCGCCATAAAGGAAGGCCATATCAACGCGGCAGACTTCCCCGCTACTTTCGCCTGGGAAAGGTCCTGCTATCGCGGACCGGCATATAATGAGGTAGCGATGCACGCACTTTCCGAATTGCTTGAATGCTACGGCGTAGAATCCATAGACTCAAGCGAAACAAAAAACGGAGAGTATATTGACTACCTGAACGTAGGCGATCCTTACATACCGACCGTTGTAAGGTGTACCGCATGGACCCATGAATTCAGACTCGCAAAAGGAGGATACGCGGAATTCGTGAAATAGTGCGCTTGCGGGATTCTCTTTATGGTTTATACTATAAAGGGAATGATGCAATCGAACTATGAGCGATTGAAGTCTAAGCGAGAAGGAAGGTATTGAATATGAAGGCAAAAAGAGTCTATGACTTCAGGGGCTTTGAAGGTCCGGACGCTTCGCTTGAAATATCACTTTTTGAGTATGGCCTCGCTTGGAAATGCACAAGCAAAACAAAGCAAGATTATTGCTTTGTATACGGCGTGCGCGCAAGCGATAAGGGAGAATATGACCGCTTCACCTATGCTACTCTTTCCCTTGACGACTGGAAGTCAATTGTCAATGAATCATGGTTCAAGGCGGAATCGGTAGGAAATTACTTCGAACGTTCCGCCGAAACCTTGATAGAAGGATTCCCTGAATCTTTGCATGAGGGCGTGATATACCATGGAACGGAGAATATTTTCGGTTCTTGCTACCATGAAGGGTTTGTAATAGTATGAACGCGCTGGCGAAATTCGAAGCGGAACCGTGTATCGGCGTACCGCTGGAATGGCTTCAACTGATAAAAGCCCACGCGCTTGAGCAAACACGGATTGCATTGATATCGCGCGAGCTGGACGATATGATCGATAGCGCGTGCCTTGACAGCGACGAAGATTGAAAGGAGGGTAGAACCATGAAAAGACAATTCAAGCCAGTACCTTGCAAGTATGGTGCACCTATGGGAAGGGATTCCTTCGGAGACCCGCGCAAAGTATCGGACAAGCGAATTTCACTTTTCCGCGTCCGTATGGTTGACGGAGACTATGACGACGGAGGCGCGTATTGGGGTGGATATCCTTCCTCTCCGCTCTACTGCGCAAGGACCGGCGACGGTTCAACCTATCGGGACTTCGCGCGCGCGAAAAGCCGGAAGGAAGCGGCGGAGATAATGGAAATTCCGGACTCCAAGCTTAAAATAAGGGCATAGAGGGCTTCCCTTTCCTTCCTTGTATAAAGGAAGGATGAGGAAACGCTTTATGCGCTTCATATCCATTTACTAAGGAAGGTACTATCATGCGTTCCAAACGTTCCGACCTGATTCGCCGCGCCTTGCGCCTCCGATCCTCGGCCCTCCGCGCCTCCGACCCTCTCATGTGCGCGCTCCTGCTACGGCAAGCGAACGCATGTTTGCTTAAATCCGAGCGGCTTGACTCGATACTTCCGAGGAATCCGGTACGCGACTGCCGGGCGGCTATCATCGAAGGTCCCTATCGTGCCATGGCGCGGGCTTCAAGGTTCGCGGGAATAGAAGACTGAAGGAAAGGAAGGAAACATGAAAGCGGATATATCGAAGACTCAAGGAATGGATAAGTTTTCCGTAGGAAACTATCGGGAAAAAGAATTGTACTACGGCTACAAATGCGTAGACAAGAAGGACGAGCGCGCAATCATCGATCTCCGCCTATACGCTTCCCGGTCCGATAAGTACGGACGCAAATATGCGGTTATCTGGACGAAAGACGGAGCGGGGAAAGGATACGCGGGCGGTTACGGGTATGACAAGAAAAGCGCAGCCGTAAGCTCCGCGATAGAAGACGCGGGGATAAGCTTGAGCGAAAGGATCGACGGGGTAGGGGAAGATGCAATCCGCTCCGCGCTTTCCGCGATCATGGAAGCATACGGCTATACGCCGGAGGCTTGGATTCTCGTCGAATTCTACGCGTAGAACGCTTCGCCTGCCTTCCAGTACCTATTGGAAGGCGGATCGAATCGCTTTATACACGATTCAATATATTCTCGCAAGGAGCGTACTATGGAAGCAAGGAAAGCAATCGAACAGATCCGGAATGAAGCCTATCACAAGGAACAAAAGAAGGAAGCCCGCAAAGCCCTGAAGGCCAAAATCGGCTTCATCCCCAAAACCATCGATATTCAAGGCAAGGAATGGTTCGATAAAACGTACGGCAATTCTTACTTCTCCGCCGTCGTAACGCTCGATTATCTCCTTCCTACGCAAAAAACCATCGTCCTGCCCTTCCAGTACGGCTACGGGGATTCCTACACGCAAGCGGCAGCCGAGGCCCTGGGGCTCAAGGCTCCCCTGTCATACTCCGCAAGGGAGGCGGGGATCATGCTGCGCGCGAATATCGAATGCGGATGCCTCCAGAGGGATGTCAAGAGGTGGGGGAGGGAATGAAGGAAGATCCCCGCGCAAAATTCAAGGAAGAATTCGACAACGAATGGAAGGCCGAAATATTCTCTCCATACGAGGATATCCCCCTCCTTTACTCTCCCGATAACCTGGAGCGCTTCAAGGAGCGTGTGAAAGTAGCTGCGCTCCTCCGCTATCGGCCTGACGATGAGGGAGTCCCGATCAACTGGTTCGCAGTCATTCAGGATTTAGGGATCGATTATACGTACATCATAAGGACACCGGAATTCATGGTCCAAAGGATCGAGGGCTACATGGACCGGCTATATGAATCGGAAGGAGCCTTGATCCGGCTATACAACGGCGGGGCTATAGATATCATGGGGCTTGATTCCGTCAATGCTCGGATTCTCCCGGAGATTCTACGGGAGATAGCTTTGTACGAGGAAAGGAGCGTATCAAGATGAAGGAAGCCCGCTGGAAAACTGCAGTGAAGGAAGAGGCGAAGAAAGGAAAGGAGGGCTCTTTTATTCCGGCAATAAAGGAGCACAGAAAATTATGGGCAAGAATCCATGAATCCTGCCCCCTGATTCCTATGCCGCTACTATCAAAAAGCAAGGAAACCATAGAACGATACGCCCTGAAGCAAGGGCTTGTGTTTGTGCGGTTCAGGAGCTAGACCCTACTAAGGAGCACAAGGAAATGAAGAATTCCATCGTAGTAGACGGGAAGAAGCGAGCTTGTCTTATGAAGCAAGGCAACAAATTCAAGGAACTATTCGACAAAGAATGGCAAGGAGAGTGCTATAATGAATAAGGCTTATGTTATTCGAAACAATAAAGGATATATACGTATCTACGAAGATGCGGGATGCTTTGAAGTAGTAGAGGATATCTCTGATGCTACATTCTATGACTCCGAAACCTTTGCGTATGAGGGGCTGCTCAAACTAGGAAACGCCCTTCGCAGTTTTTCCGTTGAATTCTACCTAATACAATGCGTGGCTATAGTCTACGCGCGATAACCACAAGGAGGCCGCAGCGACAATATGCACAGTCATAAAATCAGCTTATAGGCGGCGAATTCACCCACAAGAATACAAGAAGGAGCATATCAAGATGAAGAATTCCATCGTAGTAGACGGGAAGAAGCGGACATGCGTCATTTACGACAACGGAGGGCCGGACGCGCCCGACGGCTCCATAGACCGCTATACCGTCATCCTCCGGGCCTATCGGGACAAGGGGCTAGGATGCATGGTATATCCCTACCTTGCGTGCTCGGAATCCCCCTTCCAGTCATTCGGGCAGAATGGGGATTCATACGAATCAATCCGTGGTAAGCATCTAGGAAAGCGCGTCACCTTCGAAGACGCTCCAGAAGACGTGAAGGCGTTCATACTTCAGGAATTCTAGCGCCCTCCCCTGCATAGGGAGGGAATCAAAGGATCAAGGAAGGAAAACGATGGAAGCGACAAAACTAGCGGGAATACTCGCAGAACATGCAGCATGGTTGAAAGACCTCACGAAAGGAGAACGCGCGAACCTCCGGGGCGCGAACCTCCGGGGCGCGAACCTCCGGGGCGCGAACCTCGATTTTTCCTGTTTCCCCCTCTGGTGCGGGGGGACAAGATTCAAGGCGGGTGACAAGTTGATCATGCAGGTTCTGGCGCATCTTTGCTCCTGGGAAGTATCAGAGGAGGCGAAGGAAGAACTCGACAAAGTAAGGGAGTATGCGAAAAAGTCGCATAGAGCGGAGGAATGCGGTATCCTCTAGCCCGCGCGGCTTAATAAGGAGAAAACCTTATATGGATCTAGCTATAGGCTACTTATTGTTCCTCGCATTCGTCCCGCAAACAGAAAACGCAACCTTCCATCCTGTCTACGGGGGCTTTGAACAAAGCATTACAGAACCCGCGTTCGTAGCATCCATGGGCCTTAAGTTCACTCTAGGAAGATTCACGCTCTCCCCTACCATAGAAACGTACACAATGAAAAGCAAGGAATCTCCGTTTTTCAACCCCTTCCGCTCGGACTATGAAATCAGGGCGGAATTCCGGCTCTCCGATAAGGACGCGCCAACGCAAGTAACGGCGGGCGCATGGCATGAATGCGTGCATCCCGTGGACTCCGGGGACCTCCCCTCCGTTGTCAACAGATACGCGGGAGGGGAAACGCGATTTTATCTCAAGATTCAAGGGCTCACGGGTCCCTAGGAGGCCGCAGCGACAATATGCACAGTATATAGAAGGAAGTTGATCCAACTCACGCCTATAGGCCCGAAATTGCCTCCCTGGGCGGCGACTTCGCCCATAAAAGACCCCGCGCATGGGGATAAAAGACCCCGCGCATGGGGATAAAAGACCCCGCGCATGGGGATAAAAGACCCCGCGCAAAGGGCAAAAGACCCCGCGCATGGGGATAAAAGACCCCGCGCAAAGGGCAAAAGACCCTATACGGGAGTACAAGAAGGAGCACAGACAAATGAAATTCGAAGAAGGCAAGAGCTACAAAATAATAAAAAGTGCGACGAATCCCCCCGGCCCTCCTGTCAGTCTACACGACGGCTCACCTCATCTCTGCACCAAAGCCGTACCCGAAAGTGCGAACGTACACGCAAGCTTCGATTGCGACGAATCCCCGGCCCTTATGACGATCTACACGCCGGAGGATATGGCGGACTTTCAGGAGGTGGCCACCGCCCGCAACGGAGTATTCATGGAAGCTTCCTACTTGGAAGCAGGCAACGAAAGCAACAAATTATTCGGGGTAGATGCGAACCACCTGAAGGACAAAACCATCGAAGTCCTCCGCATAGGGGAAGGAGAAAACACGGAAACGGCCGTCCTGATGGCCATAAGGAGCGGGGTCCTCACGTCCCGGGATCTTGCGGCCTTCACGGCGTATACGATCAGCGAAGCCTACGGAAAGGCTCAGATGAGGGAAGCCGCCCCGGATTCGCTCACGGCCCTCATGGAAGCCCTGAAGGGATATCGAGGATGAAAACCACGGAAGCAAGGATATTCTGCGGCAGAGATGCCGAAGGCCCTATCATCATGGTCGGGGGGACGAAGGAAAAAATCTGCGGCATAGACGTGATTCAATACTTCCAGAAGCCTCCCTACAAGGAGGCTGCGAAGCATACAAAGTATGTATGCTGGGAAGGAAGAATCCGGACGGATATCGTCCCGGGAACCATGCTGGAGGAATCAACGGAAGACTGCGCAGACCTGATCGAAAGGTTCTTCCCCTACGCCACAATAAAATACGTCACCTTGGAGGAGGTGCTGCAATAGGTACAGGGAATCAGAGGCCCCGGAGGCAAGGAATCCATGAATCCGGGGCCTCCATTTTAATACAAAATCAAGGATAACTTGGCATGAAAACCCTCGAACGAATTTTTACGATTTTTTATTTTTTCTTCGCGTATAGAAGGTGTAAGTGTATGATTTTTCATACGCCTGACGATATTTCGACATTCATCGAAATCTAAATATAGAAAAATTCATCGGTATGGACATTTTGGAGATAAAAGTTAAGTCCTTATATAGAAACAAGTTACGTGAGATTTTGGCGGAAAAATGCATAAAATGAGTTTATTTTAAAGTCATACAGGGTAAGGAGTTACGCTAAGTTTTTCGTACATATAGAAAATAATATACTGTAAGTCCTTACTGGATAAGGAATTAAGAAAACATTACAATCATTATAATTATAATGTTCACATACAGTGACGAAAAACGTAACTCTTTACTGGATAAGGAATTACGTTTTTCTTTGGTGAAAAAATAATTTACTTTTCTGGCAAGAGTGGTGTAACTCTTTACTATGCAAGGAATTATTTTACACCGGAATCTGGGTTTTTGGCGCATTTTGCGTGGACGCTAATTCCTTTCTATGTAAGGAGTTATGCATAGGCACTAAAAATTCCTATCTTTTCCCCAAGATATGCGTAGTTTATACACCAAATTCGGAAACGACCTATGTAAATCCTTACAGGGAAAGGAAATATTCGTTTGTGTTTTATGCATAAAATATACAGAAAATAGGAAGGTTTGCACTGAATGAGCAAGAGTCAGGGGAGCATAAGAACTCGGGTTCAAAGTAAAGCTACACCTAACAAGGAGTTATGAAAAAGAGAGTCCGGGGGTCCAGAGGCAGAAATTCAAAGAATACGGGAAAAACGCATACAATTATGCAGTGAGTGGAGATGAAGAAAAATAAAATTCGGGGCTCGGGGCTCGGGGGTAGCAAGAATCGTACCAAGCGGGAATCTTAGACAAGACTAACAATGAAATAACTCTTTATGTAGCAAGGATGTGGGGGCCCTATAGGGAGGGTTTTCAATTATTTTTCTTTTTATTTATATTTTATTACCAAATATGAACATTTCTGAAAAAAGCAAAACATTATAATTGTAATGTTTTGAAAAAAGTTTTGATTTGGTGAAAAGATATAAATAAACATAATTTTTCGCTGTAATTCGTGGCTATGTATAGAGTTAAGGTGTTTTTCTGTTGTTTTTGTTTTCCCTTCTAATGCCTTTTGGCGGAAAAATAGACGTTTTGTCGTATGCATTTTGGAGCCCCGAGCCCCGAGCCCCGAGCCCCGAGCCCCGAGCCCCGCCAACCAGTAGTCAAGAGCCCCGAGCCCCGAGCCCCGCCCACCAGTATTCAAGAGCCCCCGAGCTAAAAACTTAAAACTTCTTGACAAAAAATAAATTAAAGAGTATATTATTTAAGTATTAATTACACCGCGTTTGATGGAAGCCAAGATGCACGAAGGCAGAAAAGAAGTTAAGGTATTGAAAGTTCCGGAGGGCGATGATTTTGTTCTCGGCTTGCCGCGTTACTTCGTCCGGGACCTGCACAACCGGGGAGTGGAGTATGTACGTTTCACTGTGAAAGGGGCAGTCATAACCATCGAGCCAATGAACCCCGGATTCCTTGCTCCCTCTCATTGATGAGGGCATTAAATGATCAATTTTCACAGTGACTCTCTGGGGGTAGACGGGACAGTAGACAAGACCGTCAAGATCCCGGAAGGCCGCAGCAAGCAGTTTGTCCTCTCCCTTCCCGTAGCTGCGGTAGACGCCATGAGAGACCTTGGAGCCAAGAAGGTCAGTGTTATTGTGCTGAAGGAAGGCGGCATACTCATTGTCCCCGTGAATCCTCCCATAAACCATAACCCCTATAAGTTTCCTTCCTAGCACGATAGATATTCCTTGACATAACATCTATTGTATGATAAGATAGCCATATATTCCTTGTAAGCCCAGGAGGCTACTACAATGAGCGTGCCCGCAACGAAAGATATTTCTATTGTCAAGACAATCCTTTCCCACGGAGGGGACTGTGGATGTTTTCCTTGTGTTGAGTGTCCTTTGTCCCAACCAGAGGGCGAATGCCCCCGTGAAGGTGCTGATGACGACACTCTAAAGCTCGCGCAGGAGTGGCTGAAGAAGCACTCGCCCTCTTCCATTGTCGAGGTCGTAATCGCGCAGGAGGGGGAGTGCCTTGGGTTTTCTTGTTTCTCCTGCCCTTTGGAGGGCGAATGCGAACTAACTGACGCTTCCTCTTTCTCTGCGGCACTGAAGTGGATGGAGGAAAATTCGCCTTCCCCCCGCGCGGGCGTCAGCAGCTGGACGAACAACCAAGGCGAAGTCTTCCATATAGGAGACGAAGTTACAGGAGCGGCCTCCCCCGGAATCAGAGGGCGTATTCATTGTCAGAGCCACGCGCCGGATTTGGTTGTCGTTGTCCTCAGCGGGGATACTGCCCGGGGGTGGGGGAAAAGCCACAGCGACTTCCCGAAGGATCTCCCTCCTGAAGCAAAGTGCTGGAATGTCGCGGCGGAGTGTTTACGCAAAGCGCCTGCTGTTCTCTCCGGAGTAGAGGGATTCCGCGACAGCCTCGGAACTCCTATTGCTATCGGAGCCCGGATTCTCTGCTCCGATGCATCCGCTGCCTCCGCAAAGGCGGGGGTGGAAATCCATACCTTTGTGGGGATGCTTCCGGACGGAAGATACAAGGAAGATCGGGATTTTGGGTGGAGGTATTGCGTTGCAGTCTCCACCCCTCCGGTGGAGGGCGAGGGCTCAGAATTCAAGCCCGGGGATTTCGTGAGAAGCGAAGACTACCCTAACTTGAGGGGCTATATTCACTGTATGAAAGCAGACGGTGCTTATATTGTCATCCGCACCGACGGGGAGGGGTGGGACAAGAGCACGGAAGCCCTGACACAGGATCTCCCGGAGGGGACGAAATGCTGGAAGGTGAGTGCGGGGAGTTTAAGGAAAGCTCCTGCTTCGGATTATACCTCCCGAGGAGTAGGAGGGTCGATGCACGCGCAACTGCTTGCCGGAGGGGAGCGAATAACTCTTGTTTGTCGCCCTTCTCCTACTCCTCTTCTTTCTACTACTCAGTCTTTTGACGAAATCCGGCTGCAGCTGCTCAGGGGGATGTAGAGCATTCTTGCCTGTGGGGTGTTTCCTGCTCGGTGGGGCGAAGTCGGTGACTACAGGCGAAAATTTGGAGGATTCAAATGGGCTGGAAGAACACTTCAGGGTATTGTTTCAACATAGGCGATATTGTGGAGGACGCAGAAGATCCCTTGGTCAACGGGAAGGTTGTGGCTGTAGACTCCTCGGGGAATAATCTTGTCATCATTCGTTCCGATGGGAGGGGGTGGCCCAAGGAAGATCACGATTACACGCAGCATCTCCCGGAGGGAACGAAGTGCTGGCATGTTTTGTTGGATGACTTGAGGCCACACAGTACGGAAGCTTCCGGATTCAAGGTCGGAGACTTCATCTGCGACAAGAGCAGCAATAATGTCATTGGGCGTATTCTCCTTGTCGATGAGGTCGGGGATTATCTGACAGAACGTGCCGAGCACCTGCCGAAAGGAACGAAGTGCTGGGGGGTACTGAAGAAGAACGCAGCCATGAGTACGCGGCCATGGCAGGAGATGTCCTTTGCAGGCCACGTCGGGAGCGAGCATATTATCCCCCTCCTGCGGCGTACCCAAGCAGAAATGAGAAGCGCCCGCGTAGTGGCGGACACCTTTGATAGCATCCGCCTGCAACTTCTCCGTGATTTGTAATAGCCTACCGTTCATTATAAATAGTACTTGACATTACATACAATACATGGTATAGTGAATCCGGCATCCTGTATGGGCGTGCCTTAGTTTTGTACCGCCCCTGACCTAGGGTAGGGGCATGGAGCCAACATGAAAATGATCGAGTTCATCCGCAAGACCACCGCCGAAGTCATTGACGACATGAAAGCCCCGTTTCGCATGAGCATGATCTCCCGGACCTTCGATTCCCTGATCGACAAGGCCGAGGAGACCCGCCTGGACGTGGAAACGAGCCTCTTGGACGAGCGGAAGGCGCTGTCGCTCTCCTCCGACGAGATCGAGGCGAAGGCGCACATCAAGCAGATCGTCGAGCTTCAGATGAGGCTCGCGGCTGCGGAGGCGAATGCCAAGGCCGTGGGGGCCGAGAAGGTCTTCGAGTTCGGGGATGCTCCCGCTGGCGGGCAGAAGTAGGGGGCAATTCGGGGCTCCTGCCTGTTTTATTTCTTCCGCTGTATCTCTTGACTTGAAAGGAGTAAAAGTGAGCTATTTCAAGGAAGAATTCGAGGATGCTGTCGGTATCAAGTGGACCAAACGCATCATGGTTGCGGTGGCCGTCCTCGCGGTGTACATTGCCATCTCTTTCTTTTCCGGCATCTGGCCCTTCTCTGTTGCGTCGGGCCTTGCCAAGGCCGTGGTGAACGAGAAGGCCATCATCCACAACTACGAATGGTTCTACGACCAATTCTCTTCCATTGTCGCGCAGGAGGCCAACGTCGCCGCCATGGAAGGAACCCCTGAGCAGCCGCCGATGATCATGGTCCTGAACAATGCAATTGCCGAGTACAACAGCAAATCGCGTATGGCTATGACGCGAACCCTTTGGAAGGCGGACGACCTTCCCTACCAGATCCCGTTCTATACCCGCACTACAAGGAGCCCTGAATGAAGAAATTCTTCTCCCTCGTTTTGTTTGTCGTTTTCGCGCTTTCCCTCAACGTCTGCCCGGTTTTAGCCGAAGGCACCCCCGACGCCCGTTCTCAGGCTGTCACGCAATCACAGGCTACGGCACGTACTGCGAGGACAGCGGTACCCATTCCTCAGCTTTCCTACTTCCAGGAACTCAAGACGGCGGCGCGGTGGGCGGAAAGATGGGACAAGCCCTCGGTAGTCACCTTTGTCTACCTTGTGTCCTTCGGAAAGGTCTTGGGGTACTACGTTGCCGACGGAAAGCCTGCGTCCACGAGATCTTATATAACTCCGGAAAGCCACATTGGGGGCGGAGGTACGGCAGGGTACTATGAGGAATCCCTTCCTGATCTCGATGGCACCTACGGAGAGAACAATGTCGGCATACGATTCTTCACCGCAGAGGGAGTTGCTTCCGAGTGGGGCGGAAACGGGATGTGTTATTTGTACACCGACGCTCCCGCAGACTTCGGGTACGAGGTTCCCCGGCTTTATAAGAAGGCAGGCGCAGGAGCTGCGGGGAAGAAGTAGAAAGGCAGGCCCCGGCAGGATATGTCGGGGCGAAGTCGGCGACTACAGGCGGATTTTTTGAAGGAGGCCTTCCTATGTTGTTCGAAATATCCGATGAGGACATCAGGACCCTTGAGGAGGCTTCCTTTGAACTTGCTTGGGACACAGCCTACGGGAACGTGGGGGCACGCACAGCCATGAGGTCACTTGACGCCCTCGCACGAAGGATGCGTGAAGCCCAAAGAGAAACCGTTCGTGGCTCCTCCCGAGCCCGGATTCTTGGAGCCGTCGCATACTTGCTCCTTGCCATGGCCGGTATCCTCGGCGCTTGCTGGTTATATACTCTATCTCTTCCGAAGTAGCCGCCTGCCTCGCGGGTAGGGGCTGGTTATTTGCCTTCAGTAAAAGGAGCCTATGATGCAGGATTCACAGATGCTTGACCCCCACGCCGTGTTTTGTTCCCTTTTTCGTGGAGGAAGCAAGGCTCACGGTCAGCTTCTTCGCGGTAAAGTTTACTCCACGATCTTTGGGCCGACGACCCCCGCCGACTACGCCTCTCATCTGGCGGGGCACATAAGCCTCGGGATCGTCCCTGTTCTTGACGACGGATCTTGCCGTTTCGGAGTCATCGACGTGGATTTGATTCCGTCCATTTCCTCGGGAGGGGAGGCGCATTTGATCCGCGAAGCGTGGAAGCTCGGGCTCCGCCCGTTCCGGTCAAAAAGCGGAGGGCTTCATTTGTACGCTTTCTTTCGTGTCACGGAAGCTGCGGAGGAAATTCGTGACTATCTTCTTGAACTTTGTCAGGAACTCAGTCTCCCGCAAAATACCGACATTTTCCCTCGGACATCAAGGGACTTCCTGTCATGGGTCAATCTCCCTTATTTCGGGGATACCCGACGCATGATTATGCAGGATGGGTGTGAGGTCTCTTTTCATGAGGCCATGGAATCTCTATCCCGATTTCTGCCTTCAGTAAAAGGAGCCACAGATGCTTGAACTCCGTATCGTCACTTTCGTGTTTATCTTGTGGGGAGTCGCTTCCCTGTCCTTCTCGCTCGGGTTTATCTTGTGCTCTTTGTTCAAAATATCCCCGCCGGAGCCAGACTCCCCTGTAACCAGCGGGGAGATCGAAGTCGGCTCCCGTGTCTCTTTTAAGTCGGCTGGCGGCTACTGTTGGAGCGTTCCTCATCAGAATTTCTACGGGATCGTGGAAGAGTTGGGGGCAACTTCCTGCAATGTCGCCATCTACGACAGGAGAACAGGGAAGAGAAGCCAGATTCTTGACTCCCGGCATCCCGAGCCATGGACCTTCCTGTTTTCGGAGATTGGGTTGGAGGAAAAGCCGAAACTCGATCCGAAATTCAAAGTCGGAGACAAAGTTGTTCCGATCAGCAAGTCAGTGGGGGATACTTTGGAAGGGTCCTTCGCGTGGAAAGAGGCCAAGGCAGGAAGAGGCTTCCTTGTTTTTGAGGGAATCGACATTGATATTCCTTGTCTCGTCTGCGACGGCGATTTCTTCCTCGAAGAGGATCTTGTTTTGTACGATCCTCCGGCCTCGGGGCCTGTGCATCTTCACGAAAACTGATTTTCAAGTTTTTCTTTGTTTGAAGTCGCCGCGTAAGAACGAAGATAATTGTATTGACATAACATCTACTACATGATACAATAGAGTCTAAGATTCAGGAGGCCCTAGATGGATAATTTGTTCGAGAAAGCGCTGCGCATGAAACTCCGGTTCCCGCTCCTGGGAAGTCTCACCTGCGAGGACCTGTGGGATGTCGGCGTGGAGCAGCTTGACGCCTGCTTCCAGCTCCTTAGTCCTAAAGGGGTAGCCGGGGTATCTTTGCTCAAACCCGAGGGCTACAAGGACGAGAAGCTTGAGCTTCAGCTTGAAATCCTCCGCCGTGTCGTGGAGGTAAAGCTGGCGGAAGCACAGGCCAAGACCGAAGCCAAGGCCCGCAAGGCCAAGCGGCAGAAACTCATGGAAGTCCTCGAATCCAAGAAGGAAGGGGAACTCCTCGGGAAGACGACCGAGGAACTCCAGAAGATGCTGGACGATCTCGAAGGCTGAGGAAAAGGCCGGAGCGCCCCTTCCGAGCAAACGGCGGGGGCGCTATTTTTGCAAAGGAGTAAATCAATGGAATTCAAGCAGTTCAAGAAGGCTCTTCAGGACCACGTTGCGGTTATGTTGTCAGGAGGGGATCAGCTCTTCCTTGTCAATATCCCCGACTTTCCCCCTGTGCCGGGGAACACCGCACCCGGGGCCAATTCTCGCCTGTGGAACACCTACCTCAACACCTTCCCCGCAGGCACCAACGAAATCTTCCGCGAGCGAAGGGAGTACGATTGCAGTGCCTGCAGATCCTTCATCAAGGAGCACAACGGCACCGGGCTCTCCTCCGGGGGTATCGGCAACGTAGTCACGATCAAGGAAGGGAAGATAACTTCCATTTGGGACTTCTGGGATTCCTTGCCCGAAGACAGCGAGTACAAGCCCTCGGTAAAAGCAATGTCCGCTATCGTGCGTCATGCTGCCATGGCCGAGGACGGGATCTCCGATGTCTTTGTCTATCAGTCCCCCTCCTTCGGCATCGACAAGAACAGGGAGGAGGCCACAGACGGGAGTATCCTCACTTGGGAGCACCTGCACGTGAAGCTCCCTCCCGCCTACGCTTCCAAATGCTCCTCTTCCGTCGCCCCCGCGACAGCGGCCTTCCGCGACGCCCGCAACGTCTTCAAGCGTTCCCTGGACGAGATCACCATCGATTCCACAGAGACCGTGCTCGAACTCATCGCATCCAATTCCCTGTACAAAGGAGAGGAAAATACCGGCCTTCTTCAGGCCTTCCTTGCCCTCCAGAAGGAGTACAACAACCTTCATGCGGATGGTCCTGCGCGTTCCCTGTACGCTTGGGAGAAATCCGTCCTCATAGGACCCGCGCTCGCCAAGATCCGGAATCACGCCATCGGGACGCTCCTGACCGACATATCCTGCGGAGTAGACTTGGACGAAGCCGTCCGCAAGTTCGAGGCCATGGTCGCCCCCGCCAACTACAAGCGGCCCAAGGCCATCTATACACAGGCGATGCTCAAAGCTGCCGAGGAGACCGTCTCCTCCCTCGGGTATTTTCCTTCCCTGAAGCGCCGCCATGCGAAGCTGGACGACATCTCGGTCGGCAACGTTTTGTTTGCCGACCGAGATGCCGCGCCCTTGATAGCAGGGGACGTATTTTCCTCCATGAAGGAAGAAGCCGCTGCGGTAAACCCCAAGAACTTCTCCAAGGTGGAGGAAGTGGGCATCGATACCTTCGTATCCGACATCCTGCCGTCCTCGGCTTCCTGTTCCCTGCTTCTCGAAGCCCGCCATTGCGGCAACCTCGTCTCCCTCATCGCCCCCGAGGATAAGGACGCGCCTTCCATGTTCAAATGGCCCAACGGCTTCTCCTGGGCCTACGCGGGCAACATGGCCGATTCCATGAAGCAAAGGGTCAAGGAAGCCGGAGGGAAAGTGGACGGGGACCTCCGATTCTCGATCCAGTGGAACGATGACCCACAGAATCCTTTGGCTGACCAGAATGATCTGGACGCGCACTGCATCGAACCCGGAGGCAATGAAATCTACTACGGCACGGCGAAGGGCAGAGCCATTCATCGCTCGGGAGGAGAGCTGGACGTGGATATCCGCGTTCCCGGAATGTCTGTCGCCGTGGAGAACATCACGTGGCCGGACAGGGACCGGATGCCCGAGGGTGTCTACAAGTTGTTCGTCCGTAATTTCGACCATCGCGGAGGCAGGACCGGCTTCAAGGCCGAGGTCGAATTCGACGGCCAGATTCATTCCTTTGTCTACGGGAAGGAAGTGAAGCAAGCCCAGAACGTTCAGGTAGCCGAGGTGATGTACAGCAGATTGGGGGGTTTTGATATCGTCGAGAAGATTCCCTCCGAACTGGGGGCGGGCTCTTCCCGCAAGGTGTGGGGCGTCAACACCAATACCTTTGTTCCCGTGGTCGCGGCCATGCACAGCCCGAATTTCTGGCTTGATTTCTCCAGTGATGAAGCAGAGCGGGCCTTACGAACGGGAGTCGGCAACAAGCACTTCTTCTTCATGCTCAAAGGTTGCGTCAATCCCGAGCAGCCCAACGGCTTCTTCAACGAGTACCTGAAGGAAGAGTTGATGCAGCACAAGCGGGTCTTCGAGGCCCTGGGCGCGAGGATGAAGGTGGCGGAGAGTCCTGATCAGCTCTCGGGAGTTGGATTCAGCTCCACGCAGAGGAACCATTTCTTTGCGAAAGTAGAGGGTCGGGTGGCTCGGGTTCTCAAGGTCATGGTTTGAGAGTAGTGGTGTGAAGGGAGGGAGGAGATTGTTTTGTGGTCTCCTCCCTTTGTTTGAAGTCGCCAAATAGTAGCAGATTTTTCAGGAGGAAACTCATGTTGTACTTTGTTTTCGGAATCGTTGCGGCTATCGTTTTGCTCGCCCTGCTTGTGTGGTTGGCAAACGATGCTTGCGAATGGTACAATATCATGGCGGGTGTGCTGGCATTCGTCCTCGGCGCGTTCATGTTTATCATCCTCGTATGTTACTGCGTCTTCCTGAAAGACTGGATCGGCTCCGAGTACAAAGCCACCGTCTTGAATAGGGAGTATGGGGCCTCCTACACCCGGGAGGAGATATTCTACGCCTCCGATGTCATTGATACCATTCGGCAGCTTGACCGGACGCGGATGGAGATAAATGGGGATCTGATGAAGAAAGAGTAAGGCGGGATTCCCCGCGCAGGATCTTGAAGGGAGTGTGCGGAGAATTCTTTGCTTGAGGTTGTCGTCTGAGAAAGAATCTTATTGACATCCAATCTCTGATGTGATACACTATCTCTATATGGAGGCCCTAAGATGAAGCACCAGCTCTACAAGAAACAACCGAAGTCGAAGAAAACAAAGAAAGGCACCTACCCCAAGCTTTACCTCGAAGCGGAAGGCCCCGGCAGGAAGGAAACCCGGAAGCGTTGGAGCATGGCCGGACGCATGTCCTCTACGGGAAAGTTCTTCGGCGGAGTCAAACCCAAAGCGCTCGCGGGCGAGTTCCTCATGAACAGGTACCTCTCAGGGCGGAACATGGCCTCCTTCCCCTCGTGGTTCGGGTGGAAGAAGAGTTCCACGATATCCGCCGCCTCCGGGGGGAAGGATGAATACAGGGAGCGGATGAAGGCGGCGCGGGGGCGGTCGTGGTGGTACGATAAAAGGACGGTGCGGCATCCTGCTCCGGTGCGGAAGGCTTCAGTCTAGGAGCCCGGATTCTTTGCACCACGAAGGAAGGAGACCTGAAGATGCTCGCAGCCAAAGCCATACTTGCAGCAAAGAAACCTGAAGACATCTTCTCTTCTCCTGCCTCTGAAGATTCCTTGAAGAAGGAATTCCGGGCTTTGGCGAAGAAGTGGCATCCTGATGCTTCCGCCTCACCCCACGTCTCCTTAAACGGTGAAGTGTTCTCCCACATTGCCTCATTGTACGGAAAGGGCCTTGACAAGATTGCTTCAGGCACTTGGGGCGCGGAGGGGTTGCTCGTATTGGCGGGCAAGAAATACCCCTACCTGTCTAGTTCCCCCACGGATTCCGGAGATGTCTTTGTCGGTGATTCTTTCCTCGCTTACTTTGTGAAGAAGGAGTATTTCTCTCTCCTGAAGAACATCCCTATGTTGAAGTACAAGGATTCTTCCATGGAAAAGGAGATGAGTCGTTTCTTTGGGAGGGAAATATCCGCAACCGCCATAGCGAGGGCCTCCGCACCTGACGGCACCTACCTCCTTTACGAGAAACAGAAGGGTGAGTTTCTTCTCTCCGACGTTGTAAAAGCAGGCACCATTCCCCCCAAACAAGCGGCATGGATTCTCAGTCGCTTGTACAACATCTCCTGCTATCTTCAATGGAGCGGCCTCGTTCATTGCGACATCAATAGCGGCACGATCTTGATTGACCCCGCGAACCACGGACTCCGGCTTGTAGGTGGCTGGTGGAACTGCCACAAGGAAGGAGAGCACCTCTCTTCCTTGCCTTCCAAGACGTACTCCGTGCTCCCGCAGCGGCTTCTTGAAAAGAAGGAAGCTGTTCACGTTTTCGTGCAGGAGCAGATAAAGGCGGCGGGGAGGGAGATATTTACCGGGTCGGATGTTCCTGCGGCAATCAGGAATTTCCTCGAACTACCATGTGCCTCGGACAAGTCAGCGCAGTTTTATTTCTCGAAGTGGTATGAGGATATTCTTGGCAAGGCCTTCGGCCCGAAGAAATTCGTGCCCTGGGATCTTTCGGACAAGGATGTGTACAAGTAAGTACTCCCGTACGGGGGTGCTGAGTTTTCTGATCAGTGAGAAGGAGTAACATTATGGGTTTGGGAATTGACGAGGGATTCAAGGATTACGGCAGTGCCGAAGCGTCCGTGCAGGCTGCCCCGGTAGCCACAGAAACCGCCGCAGAAGAAGCCACAGAAACCGCCGTGGAAGGGGAGGCCTGATATGGGAGGAGGAAGCTGGAGCCCGAGTTCATGGGCCACTCACGCAACCGCTACCGCGTCGATGTCGCGCTCGGCATTGTACTCAAGCCGGGGCATCAAGAAGGAACTTGACCCCAAGGGCGTTGCCGTCAGGGAATCCCGGGACTCCACGGAGCACCCTGAATCGACGGCCATTGCCGTGTTCCTCGATGTCACCGGGTCCATGGGGTTCATCGCGGAGAAGATCGCCAAGGAGGGCCTCGGAACCTTGTTCCAGGAAATCCTGGACCGCAAGCCCGTGCCCGATCCGCAGCTCCTGTTCGGGGCCATCGGCGACGTAAGGTGCGACAGCGCCCCGCTTCAGGTGTCCCAGTTCGAGTCCGACAACAGGATCGTGGAACAGCTCACCGGCATCTACCTCGAAAGCGGCGGCGGCGGAAACGACACGGAAAGCTACGATTTCCCTTGGTACTTCGCGGCAAAGCACATGGCCGCAGATTGCTTCGAGAAGCGTGGCAAGAAGGGTTATTTGTTTACCGTCGGCGACGAGTCCACCCCCGCAGGAATCTCCCCGGAGCATCTGAAGGAGTTCCTCGGCAGCGCAGAAGAAATCACCGAGGAACTTTCCGCCGAGGAGCTTCTGGCCATGGCGGAGAAGAAGTGGAACTGCTATCACATCATCGTCGAGGAAGGGAACTATTGCAGCTTGCGCGGGCGTGATGCCGTCCTCCGCAAGTGGCAGGATCTCATGGGCCAGCGGGCCGTTCCCCTTTCTGACTACACCAAGCTTCCTGAAGTCATCATCTCCCTGATCCAGCTTTCCGAAGGAGCTGACAAGAAGAAGGTGGTGGATTCGTGGGACGGTTCAACGTCGGTAGCGGTCGCCGCTGCTTTGGACGGGATAGTAGCCCGCTCGGGCGGCTCGGGCGCGGGCATGGTCGCCCTTTAGGACATAAGGAGAATCGAATGAAAGGAATCGCCGTCATAGGAGCCAACTACGGAGACGAGGGGAAGGGTCTTATGACGGACTTCCTTTGTGCAAGGGAAGCCAAAGCAGGAAAGCAGGTATTCGTTGTCCGGCACAACGGAGGCGCACAGGCGGGGCATACTGTGGTGGCTCCTGCCTCAGAGGGGGGCTTCCGGCATGTCTTCCATCACTTTGGTAGTGGAACCCTGCAAAGCATCCCCACAATCCTCGCCAAGGATTTCATTCTCAACCCCATATTGTTCCGGAAGGAATACGAGGAGCTTGAAGCTGCGGGGTACGCTCCCGAGGTTTTCGTAGACGTAAGATGCCGGATAACAACTCCGTGGGACATGGTGTACAACCAAGCACAGGAGGAAGCTAGGTCCCCCGCTGTGGCGGGAGGAGAGCGGCACGGAAGCTGTGGCGTCGGAATCAACGCCACGGTGGACAGGAATGAGGTGATTCCTTTCACTCGTGAGTCGGGTTGCCTGAGTTCGTTGGAGAGGATATCCGGGCACTACAAAAACAAGATGTTCCCTGCAGGGGTGCCATCAGAAGCCGAGAATTCTCGATTTTTTATGTCTCCGGGACTGGAAGAGGTGGGCCACGCATTCAGCTCTGATCTGTACTTCCTGATTAGGCACACTTCCGTCATGGATTATCCTCTTTGTCAACACCCCAATGCGGACAGCTTCACCTTCATCTTCGAAGGAGCCCAGGGCCTCGGACTCGATGAATATATGGGCTCCTACCCCCATGTCACGAGGTCCAATACGGGCCTGCGGAACGTCGTCGATTTCTGCCGGGAGCACAAGATAGACCTTGACGAGATTGTCTACGTGACCCGGAGCTACCTCACGAGGCACGGGAATGGGCCCATGGAAGGAACCCTATATTCTGAAGAAGCGTATTTCGAGGACAAGACGAATGTTCCGAACCCGTGGCAAGGGACTCTTCGTCAGAGTGCCATGGATGAGGAAGCCTACTTCAATATGGCGGAAAGAGTTGCATGGGATACTCAGTCAGTGGGAATGGGAAGCAAGCCGATATCTTTGGCTATCACTCACAATGACCAATTAACGTCCGAAGATTGGGAGTACTCACTTATTCCTGTCAAGTACAAAAGCTTCGGGGAGACGAGGGAAGATGTGAAGGAGACCAAAAAATGAACAAAACGCCTGTTACTGAACAGGAAATAAAAGAAATATTCCACTCTTTCCTTCGAAGTAGAATTTCTGCAGGTGGATGGGAAGGCTATGCTTATACTGAATTCTGGAAATACCGAAGCGCATGCAACGAATTTCTCGAAGAACATGGTTATAAAGCCAGTTGGGCGTACTTTGAACAAACCCTGTGGGGTAATGGTGGGTGGGGGTACAAGGACAAGATGGCTTGCTACTTGCGGGTAGTCCCTGCCCACAGTCACTGTGAGACCAAGTAAGCCTCTCCTCCGTCCGCCTTCATAAAGGAGCCCACAAATGTCTGATACCGAAGAAAAGAAACTGATCTGGGTCCCCGCATCATGGGCCACCGAATTCGAGGCCGCTGCTAACGAGGCTGCCCAGCGTAAAGTGATCGACGATATCCTTGCAAACACCAAGACCTCCATGCGCGGAGACCTCGAACAACTGGAAGAAGATGCCCTCCGATTCAGGGGCCTGCTCCTGGGGTACAAGGAAGCATACTCCAAGGCCCTTCAGGAACACTTCGACGCCAGCTACAAGGTATGGGAGGATCTGGATTCCAAGATGCCTTCCATGAAGGCGAGTGCGGACAAGCTGTTGCGCGAGTTTTCGGAGGTCAAGCCTGCGGTGGAGGAGGTTGCCTCCCGAATAGCGATTATTGCAAGGGGAATGGAGAGCGTCAACACGTATCATCTGACCAGGATGATCGATCTTATCAAGGCCATCGAAGGCTGCGACGAGAAGACAAAGGATGTCCTGCGGAGGGTGCTTTCGCAGCCTTCTGTTTGAAGTCGCAGACTATAGACGGGATTTTTAAGGAGCCTATCATGGGAACAAACTACTACTGGTACCCCGAGCCCCCGTGCCCTTGCTGCGGGAGGAGACCTGAGCCCGTGCATATCGGGAAATCGAGCGGAGGCTGGTGCTTTGCTTTGCACGTGTATCCCTTCTCGGAGGACAGCGAACCGGGAACTTTCTCTGTTGATTCTCTCGAAGCATGGAAGAACAGGTTCGAAACGGAAGGCTCTTTCATCGAAGATGAATACGGAGATCTTGTATCTGTGGAGACCCTGCTGCAGGCTATAACAGAAAGGAGCGCAAGGACTCCCGATTCTGCGTATCCGTATTCTTGGTACGAGCAAAACCACGCCGTTCCCGGACCCAACGGCCTTGCGCGTCGTCAGATAGACGGGGACTTCTGCATCGGCCATGCGCCGGATGACGGGACCTGGGATATTTGCATCGGGGAGTTCTCGTGATTCTGAGGTTTCCTTTGGATAGCTTTTACTCGGCGCTCAATCCGGGGGATGTGGTTGATTACTACGGAGTTTTTCATAAGGTAGTCAGCAATTGCTTGGAAGAAGATGAGGAAGGCATGCTTGTTTGTGCGTTTCAGATGGAGGAAACGTTTCCTGTCCCGACTCCTCTTTTGAGGGTAAGCAAGAGAGAAATCACTTTTGATATCTGAAGAAGGAGCAAACCATGATCTATAGCGTCGTGATCGGAAGGGCCACACGAAAAGGGTCCGAACCCCTTGTTACCAAGTCATGACGGCGCACTACGAGCAGGAACTTGTGAAGGAAGTGAAGAAGATGGCGGACGAGCTGAAGTCACGGATTCCCGCAACTATTGCCGAAGAGATATCCAAGACGGTGGTGAAGTATCTCAAGTAGGAGGAGCATGAAATCAAAACGTATGGCTTTATTTCTGGCAGTGGTATTAATGGCCTCCCGGGCATTCGCCTCCCCTCCCGAGCTTCCGCAGCACCCTCAACCTTTGTCAGAGCCCTATTACTCTTTCGTGATCGATCTCTGCACCAAAAATCATCTGGCTTCCACCTACACCCTGAACCTGATATGGGCCGAGAGCCTTAACAACCCGAAAGCCGAGAACTGGAACTACCGGTGGATCAATACTTCCAACACAGGAAAAGACGGGAAAACAAAATGGATATGGCGCTATCTCCCCGTATCTTGGGATCGTGGATTCTTCCAGCTCAATCAGGACTCCCTCCCCGATTTCTCTGTCCGATACAATGGAGGGAAGCCCATAGATCCTTTTGACTGGAAGACCAACCTGAGAGTGGGGATAGCCCATCTCGCATATTGCAGGAAAATGACGGGATCGATGTTCGGAGCCGTGGCATCCATGAACATGGGGGAGAGGGGGTATGCCGAGTGGCTGGAAGGGAAGAGGGAGATGAGGTACTCGACCAAGAGGTTGTTGGAACTGGTGTTTCAGTAATGCCACTATTTTGAGAGGGAGGACTAGGTGGAAAAGATAAGAACTGAAGTAAGACATTCACAGACAAAAGATGCTTGGAATGTTATAGGAACCCAAGTCGGTGGAAAATACAAAATTGCCAGAGTTCCCTATCAGGTTGTCCCGGGCAGTGAGATATGCACGACTCGCAACAAGCACGAGGCGATGGAGCACGCACTTTTTATAAGCAAATGTTTCAATGAATATACCGACACCTAACAACTACCACAACATGATGGAGCCCTGAATGGACGAACACGGATACCCCGAGGCCCAAGACATTGCGCATCTGAAAGAAGAGCTTTCGCACATGGATTTCCACCGGGGAGCAAACGCCATAGCGCAGCTTATCGAAGCAACAGGCTACGGCACCGCGTCCCTGCTGGGGGCCAGTGGAACAAACCCCGGAAGACTCGAAGTTTCTACCGGAGGCTGGTCGGGATGCGAAGAGATTCTTTCCGCAACACACAATACCTTGTGGAGGATGGCGTTTTGGGAATCCGTGCATCGTGGAGGCCTTGAGGTTTTCGTAGACGCTCACGGCATAGGGGGCAGCCAATGAAATCCTTCCTTAAACTCCTCGCAGAAAAAGGCGTAACGGAAATCCGGAACACCCTGACTTCCTTGTATGCCAGGTACAATGATGTTTATGTGGATATAACAAAAACACCTTCACAGTCAGCTGCTTCTTCATGGCACATGGAGGTTGTGGACTTTGCAGGACCGAATTTGATGCGCAGGCGCAAATGGGACGGCTCCGTGAAAGAGCTTCTCGTTGTTCTGCAGCGTATTGATTTTGATTAAGGTATTCAGGAGGCCCTGATGGACGATATGCGAATGGACTGCATGGTGCGGATATGCAAAGCCTACTACGACATGCCCGAGCACGGAACCGGAGGAAGTCTTCATATTGTACTGGACGACGACAACGTAGACCATGGCAGTGTTCTCTCTTGCATCAAGTTTGCGGAAGAAGAGGGGGATATTATCGGGCAGGGAATAGGGCTCATGCTCTCCCGGATGACGCGGATAGAACGCTCACGGTTGGTGTCCCGCTACAAAGAATATGCACTCTCGTAAGTTTTGATTGACACCAGAGAGTATACGTGATATAATTGCGCGTTAACAGGAGAACAACAGAATGCTTTGTTTCCAAGACCGCACCTTCTGCCCTTTTTATGAGACCTGCACCAAGGGCGTTACTTGCAGGGCCGCTCTGACTGAAGAGATTGTGGCGGCTGCGGAGGAGTGGTTCGCCTCCTGGGTCAAAGACAGAAGGCCGGGGGAGCAGGCTCCGGTGATGGTTCATTCTTCGGAGCCTTCTTGTTTTGTGCCTGCTGCGGGGGAGGACCAATGAAACTTGAAGATATTGGATTCTACTCCCTGTCTGATGCCCGCGCCGCTTCCGTGACGTGGGAGAGTGATCTTCAAAGGTGTGAGTTGATCCTGACCGATAGATGCAATTTTCGCTGTACTTATTGCAGGGGCATCGGGGAGGATCTTCGCGGCGACCTCCCCCTTGAACAAGCGAAAGAGGTGATCGATATTTGGGCATCAGGGAACCTCCGCAACGTAAGGTTTTCGGGAGGAGAACCTGCTGTGTGGAAAGACCTTCTTGCCCTCGTGAAGTACACCCGAAGCTTCCCTTGTTTCGAGCATATTGCCTTATCCACCAACGGCAGCTTCCCTATCGCATACTACCATGAACTTCTTCTTGCGGGGATCAATGACTTTTCCATCTCCTTGGACGCTTGCTGTTCCAAGACTTCCGATGCCATGGCAGGAGTAAACTCTCACTTTGATCACATCTCCGAAGTAATCCGTTATTTGTCAAAGCTGACCTACGTCACTGTAGGGGTCGTGCTTGACCGGCAGAACAAGGAAGAATTGAAGGATATCGTAGAGTACGCTTCCAGTCTGGGCGTCTCGGATATCCGCATAATCCCTTCAGCTCAATCAAACCATTTTCTCGACATTGATATTGAGACAGACCTTCCTATATTGAGGTATCGAATAACTCACCTGAAGCAAGGACGGCATGTTCGCGGACTTTCCGAATCAGATTGTCACAAGTGCCATCTGGTGAAAGATGACATGGTGGTCCTTCACGGAAAGCATTTTCCTTGTGTTGTCTACATGAGGGAGCAGGGGCCTGCCATAGGGGATGTGTACGGAAAGACTCTTGCTCAAATAAGGCAGGAGAGGAAAGAGTGGTTCGAGCGGACGGATACACATAAGGAAACGATATGCAAGAGGAATTGTCTTGATGTGTGCATTGACCATAATAAGTGTGCGGAGAAGGAGGAGATGCAATGAAAGCCTTTTTCAATTCCATGGGTGCTCTCGTCCTTGCTCCGGAAGACAATACGGAAAAGTATGCTTTAGGTAAATGGGTCAATGAAAACAGCTCGGGGAATTCCTGCGGCCACGGTGTATTTCTTTTCACCGGCAGAATTCTTTCAGCGGAAGAGCTGAAGGTGGAAAAGGGGGAGACTTCATGTTCATAATGCAAGGAAAGCACAATATCGCCCGCGTGATGCTGAAGGACGAATCTTTTCTTGACGGGCCCTCCCGAGCCCAGATTCAGGGATTCCTGAATTCCCCTGCCTTTGCAGGAAAGCCCATAACAATCATGCCCGACGTGCACTACGGGAAAGGCTCCTGCGTGGGCTTCACGATGCCTCTGTCTTCGCATATCCTGCCAGCTCAAATTGGGGTAGATATTTCCTGTGGCGTACTCGCAGCAAATTTCGGCCAAATCAGCGTCTCCGTGGAAGCTTTCGATTCTTTTGTCAGGGAAAACATTCCCTCCGGGCACAAGATAAATACCGACCCCGTGTACATGCACAAGGTATTTGACAGCTTTCCCGGAGCGCTCGTGGATCTGATTGATTTGGCTGGAGCAAACCACGACAAGGCAGCGGGCGCTGTAGCCTCCTTCGGCTCAGGCAACCATTTTTTGGAATTGGACCGCGACGAAGACGGGAACCTTTGGTGCGTCCTGCACTCAGGAAGCCGGAATCTCGGGCTCCGCGTAGCCGAGCACTTCATGACCAAGGCACAGGAAAATCTTGCAAGGTATTTTATTGAAGTTCCCAAGGACGAGGCATGGATTCCCCTCGAAGACCCTTTGGCTGTAGCTTATCTTGAGGCGGTCAAGCTGATGCAGGGGTATGCGGAGCGCAACAGGAATGAGATGATGTGGAGGGTAGCTTCTTTCGTTCGCAGAGGTCCTCTTGAAACAGTACAATCTATCCATAACTATATTGATTTCTCCGGAGTAGGGGGCTCCGCAATCATCCGAAAAGGAGCGATCTCCGCAAAGAAGGGCGAACGCTGCATCATCCCTTTCAACATGGCCGAGGGCTCTGCAATCTGTATCGGAAAAGGAAACCCCGAGTGGAACTTCTCCGCTCCTCACGGAGCCGGGAGACTTCTGAGCAGGACCAAGGCGAAGGCAAGCCTCAATGTAGAGTCTTTTGTCTCCCAGATGGCGGAAGCCGGGGTCTACAGTACTTCGGTAGGAGCAAGCACCTTGGACGAAGCCCCGGGGGCCTACAAGGACAAGCAGATGATCCTCGACGCCATCGCGCCCACGGTATCCGTGGTTTCGTGGCTCAAGCCGTTCTATAATTTCAAGGCTTCTTCTTAGAGAGGAGAAAAGGAGTATCATGCACACCGTATACGGAATGCTCGCTTCAGGATCTTGGGCTTTTGCCGTGGGTGATGATGGAGCAATTTTTCATCGTCTGTTTGCAGGAGAAGCACCACCTTATGGCCTTGATTTCCCTGAGTCCGTTGAAAGGTTTGATTCCCGGTACGGAAAGGGCTGCTGGAAGCTGGTCTTCGTGGAAGACGAGGACGCTTCGTATGACAAAGTTCTGCAAGACCTTGTGGAAGGGTCTTTTATATGGGAAGAGGGAAAATGACCCTCACAGATGCTTCCTTATGGGACTTCTCAGAACCCCTGACCCCGGATTCTTCGGTCCAATGCCCCGAGTGCCATGAGTGGTCCCCGATCGCAGATTGGAGGGAAGGATCGGTTTACTGTGAAATTTGCAGCGAGCATACAGCAATTGTTTGCCCGAAGTGCTTGGAGCAGTTTGATTGGCTGGATGAGGATATTGTTTTTGAGGTGCGTAGCAGGTCAACAGAGAAGGAGGTGTAACTTGAAAGCATTTTTCAATAGAGACAAGGTGTTGGTGATAGTTCCTGAAGACAACACGGAAAGGTATGTCTTGCATCAATGGAGCAATCCTCGTACTTATCATGGTGGACCTTCTCACGGGCCTCTTTTTGTTACGGATGTCATTCTTTCAGAAGATGAAATTTTGGCTGAGATGAAGGAGACATAGAGTTATGATAATCACAAGACTCCGTTGCTGGACCACGAATCCCGGAGAGAGCGAAAGAATAGAAGAGGAGTCCCTCTCCGCCCTCGGGCGCAGGATCGGACTCCCCTCCCTCTCCAAAGCCCGCAAGGGCCGCTCCGTATTTGACCATCAGGGATTCAGGATTCACGTGATCTCCTCCCCCACCGGAGGAAGAGGAGCCGAAGCCGACCTCGGACCCACGGAAGCACAGATGCGGAAGCTGGCGCAAGAGGCGGAGCTGAAGAGGAAGGTTGCGAGGAATCTGGCGGCTTCGTGCAGGAAGTATAATAAAGAGGGAGAGAGCAACGCACGAAAAGATGGCCCACTTTTGAGGGGGCTCGTGACTCATGGGCTCGGGCAGCTTTGGCGATATTGAATGAGAGCCATACTACGAGCATTCCTGATTTTGTCTCTTTCGTTTGCTGTTATTTACGGGGAGTACCAGATATTTGTCAAAGGACCCGAATATGCAAAACCGCATAGCGGCACCGTGCTATCTTCCTATGAATCAAAAGGCAGGGGCTCTTGCTGGTTTTCTGTGGTTGACTTTGATAACGGCGACGTGCAGGAGGTCAACACAGGCCACACAGAGTATAGAGCAGGAAGCCGCTTTACCGGAAAACTCTCGTGGAATCCTTTGCTCGGAGTTTCCGGAACCGCGTATAGCTGGAATCCGGGAGACTGGCTCATATTTGTGTCCATGCCCGCTATAGTATTCAATGTAATGCTGTTCGTTGGCGGGATAACAGCAATCTTTGTTTTTGCTTTCGGAAAACAAGGAAAGAAGGAGGAAGCATGAATTATTCCTTGTCTCTGCTGGCTTACTTCTGTATTTTGGCTCAGGTTCTTACGCTCTTCCTAGGCAAGTTGGAAGTCACAAACGCAACTTTGTTTACGACCGTCGTTCTAGGCATCGTGGCAATTATGTGCAAACTTGGGCACATGATGGAAAAGAAGGAGTCGAAATGAAAATGGTATTGTTCTTCGTCTCTTACGGAGGTCTTATCCTCTTCCTTATTGTGGCGGCGGTAGAAAAAACAGAGGTGACAAACCTGCATCTCCTTGCTGCTATGGTCGCTGGAGTCACCACAATTCTCTACAAACCCGAGTAAGGAGGCACGAATTGAGTGGATGCTACGGCGATAGCGAAGAAGACAGAGGCAGAGCTGCTCAGCTCGATCGTCATTTACTGGAAGAGTTCCGAGAAGTTCCTTGTGCCGGATGCCACTACTTGTTCGAGGCATCCGAGCTTGACGAGGACGACTTCTGCAAAGACTGCGCGGAGCAGGATGACGAGCTGGATGATATTGAAGAAGATCAGGATTCCTCGGATGAGTTTGGCTTTGATCCTGATTTGAAGCAGAAAGATTTTGCGCCCAGTACGGAGGAACTGAAATGACACCAAAAGAAATCGCGCACGGAATAATTGACTCAGGGGGCTGTTGCCCGACTCCCAAAGGCGACACAGTTTCCTGTAGGACATGCCCAGCTACCAACGCTACGAGCTGGGGAGGTTGCGGAAGCGATGACCGTGATGAAGACCGTCAACGTCGTGTCGAGGTATGCCGGAGTTTTCTGAAGGTCTTGGGAGTGGACAAACCCAAGAAGAATCCCCGCCCCACAGTCAGGCAGTTGTACAAGATGGCAGTAATCTCCTCCGGAAGATTTGAGGGTGGGGATTCCGATGAGGTTGCGATCTGGGTCGGAAGGGTGGCGGACTCGCTGTTGCAAGAGGACAAGGAATGAACCTCGCCCCCTCCTACCTTCACTGCAACGAACCCAAGCCCGGCGTCCTCCTTGTGTGCGACATACGGAACGAACTCACGTTCGAGGAATCTTTGGAAGCTGTCGCGCAGTTCAAGCGGGAGATTCTTGAAGAGCAGCAAATAGGAGCGAGCATGTACACCGAAGACGAACTTCTCGACAAAGCAAGCGACCTGTTCAGAAGGCTCGGAGGGATCGGAAACTCCGACGCCCGTATTGTCCGGGGCCTCATCGAGAGAACGGAGCGCAAACCCTGTATTGGTGGTTATCTATCCCCCTCCGGAACTCCTCCGATGTGGATCAACTTCGAAAACGAGGACTTCACGTGGGACGAGTTGGCGGAGGTCCTTGCGAAGAGGTTCGGGAAATCCGACATCGAAGAACTTATTCGCTTATTGGGGGAGAGGCTGAATCCTGATACTGAAGTTTCCTGCCGAACATGCGAGCATGACGGGCAACAACATTTGTACCGCGTCGCTTGTACAGGCTGCGGTACGGAAGAGGAATCCCGGAACTATTCCCGAAAGGTACTATTTCTTGACCCTCTACATAAGACCTGACCCCCGGACCTTCGATTCCCCGTCCATGGGCTCTGTGGAGTGGAAGATCCTCACGCCGTCGAGAAGGATTGCTTCGGGGCTCCGCGCGGATCTTGCGAAGGCTTTGAATGATTCGCACGATGTGTATGTGCGGAGGGAAGAGGTGGAAGAAGCAGAGGATATTTTGGAGGAAGACGAATGAGCACCTACTATGCCCAAAAAGAAATCACAGGTCGCGTGAAATCCGTGGCCTTTGATTCCGGACGCATTGATCTTGCGGACAAGGAAAAGACGGTTCTTTTCTGCCCTTCGAGTTTGTTGTTGTCCTTATGCAAGGAGATCATGGACCGACCCATTCTTACCTTTGTCATTGACGGGAAAATTGTGGTATCTTTCAGGCAGCATAGCTATGAGGAGATAAACCGATGGAAAAGCCTGAACCACTCACCCTTACGCGAACAGGGTTGATCGAGACCAGTTGGGAGGTTGACTCGGAGTTTTCGTATTACTCGGTCAATGAGATGGACGCCTACCTCGCCGACCTTGAGGCAAAGGTTATTCGCGCTGAAGCTGCGGCAAAGCGCGAGGCAGGTGACTGCGAGAAGGTACAAGAGGAAAACAAACGAATGCGGAACGCGCTGGCGTACGTAATTTGCTGCGACGTAGACCCGCGCACAAGCACTCTTACTGCAACTTCCCGCTTGAGGTTGGCGGCAGAAAGAGCCCGCGCCGTATTGAAAGGAGCCTGAATAACATGCCTCCCTCCCTCCTTCCCCCCATGCTCCGCGCCCTCACGCTAGCCCGGGACTCCGCGATCCTCCTCCCCCCGAGAACCGCTGTCCTGAAAGAAAGGTTCATGGACCTCCACTACAAGTGCGGCAAACATTCCGATGTCCAGACCAGCGAAAACATCCCCATAGAGAGGCACCTGAAAACCATTGACAGGATCAGCAGGAGCGGGAAGGGCCTCCGGGAGGATATCATGGAGTACATGAAAGGCCACCACCTTCTCCCGGGAGAGGCCCAGACATATAATATGAGGCTATGGGCAAGATATGAGCTGGAAGAGGATGAGGGGGATGATGGATTCGGAACCTCTGTATATCCCAGTTTCGGCTCCCTCATCATGGCCTACGCCCATAAGAAGATTGGAACGGAAGGCACGGAGCGTATCCGTCTGAAGGCCACGAATCTGTGGTATCTCTATGGGCTTCCGAATGAGGGGGCCGAAGATGGGCTCTCATCAGGAGATCCTGTCTTCATTGACAACGTGAATGAGTGGAGCGCAAGGAACCCAGGAGTCTTGCCGTATGACAGGGCATGGACAAAACGGCCAACGAGGATGTCTTTTGTTTTGTATCAGGGACTCATTCCCTTGAACGAAGAACACCCCGAGAGGAGGGTGGCCACAAGAAAAGGGCATTCGGGGTTCAGGGCTCCGGATGGTGGGGTATTTTCTCTTGATGAATTCCAGGTCTCGGGGTTGTTCCGGGGGAAGCACAAGAGGTGACATAAGGTAGGGAGCAAAGATGAAAAAGCAATCACGTATTTTTGACTGGGAGTTTATCCGGCACGATAGCTGGGTACAACTCGTCGGAACTTCTTGGGGGGACCCAAGATTCCCTGACGGAGAACGCATCAAGACCTCCATGGTGGAGAGGGTGGACTTCGTTGCGGGTTTTGCAGAGACAAAGAACACGATCTATTCACTGGAATGGGGGCACGGATGCTGATCAACCTGACCTATTTCAAGAAAAGCGGAAAGTACTACGGAGAGGGGGCATACGAGTCGAACTTCGAGCAGATGTTTGAGGTATTCGATGAAGTACGAATTTTGCCGTTTCACCCGGGTCTTTCCGGAAGATGGGATGGTCCCATCCTTGTGACATGCGACAGTGAAACAGGCTGCCCGGGGCTGGTGAATCTGGGCTCGGTGCGTAGCAATACAGCGAAGTAGGGAGACAAAATGAAACAGGCAACACCAACAGTTCGTGCCAACGGGTTATGGAATCATTTTACAGGGAAAAAGAGATGGGTAATCACTTGTGGGGAATGCGCGCACACATGGGCGGAGAAGGTATTCATTGTCGAGCCTTCCTCCGCAATTTGTCCTTGCTGCCATACACAGAATGTGTGGTCTGCGGCTGCGTTTGAACGGGCGTATGAGGAGACAAAATGACAGATGATGAGAAAGCCGAGAAACTTCAGCTAACTCGCTTGTGCGAAGACAGGGCGAAAAAACTCCTGAAAGAGGGAGATCGCGTAGGATGTACAAAATGCCCGGGAACAAAACGCATATTTACTTTTGTTGGTTGGGCAGGTCATTGGATGTTGTCGAAATCAGGCATTGATGATCTTCATCCTTGGAACGTATACTCGGTCAATGGAGTCCCGATGGATTTCAAAGAGGGGCCACAATGACCAAGAAACCCCAAGATATTTCCTTCCTCGAAGCCGCCCGAATCCTCGAAGAGTACGCAATGAAAGTCACGACCCGGGAGTGCAGGCTCCGCGCCGCCGCCCGCGTCGTGCTTCAGGAGGCTTTGAGGCAGGAGCCTCCCTGCTGCGGTCAGGAGGCGGCATCTCCTTGACACCACAGACAATATGTGCTAATATATCCGTATTCTGAACGCAAAAGGACATACCATGGGAGAAGAGAAACAAGCAACCGCCTCAGCGGCAACAGAGAGCATAGACGGAATTCCGTGCTTCACTGTCACAGCCTTCGCATCCGCGACCGACAGGACCCCGCATTCGGTGTACCAGATGATCAGCGGCAAGAGCGCAGGGCTCCGTCCCCTGAAGGTTATCAAGAAGGGAACGCAGTATTTCATTCCGGTGGAAGAGATGAGAAATTATCCCTTCATCCGGTCTGGGCGATACGGGGCGGATCATCCGTACAGGTATTCGGCCCCCGGAGTCAAGGAACCCTATCCTCTTGATGAGTTGCAGAAGGATCTGAGACAAAGCGGGAAAACAGGAGAAAACAATTGAGCAAAGCAAAAGCGCCCGCCGCAACTACCCCAACTATCGTAGACAAATCCCTCCTCATCACCTCCTCGATCCTCGACGCCTACGACTGGTACAAGTCAGCTCCTCCCTCTACCAAGAAGGGAACTTCAATTACATGGCAGGAATCCGCAGCCACGGATTTCCGGAATGCCCTATTCAAGACGCCATACGAAATCGATCCCGCAGCCAAGCGCGGAATAGACTTCGAAGCCAGGATCTGCCGGGACCTGTACATGCAGAGGAGCACCTTCCTTGCCCGTCACGGGGACCTGCTGACTACCGAGTTCTACGACAAGTGCGCAGGTGGCCTGCAACAAGAAGTCGTGAAGTACGTCTACAAGATCGATGGGCAACTGTATTGCCTGTACGGAAAGAAAGACATCTCTTTCCCTGTAGGAAGCGCGAAGCACCCGAAGGGAAAGACCATCGACATCAAGACGACAAAGGAATGGAAGGGCCACAGCAAGTACACCGGAAGAAGCCAGCACCCCCTGTACATCGCGGCGGGAGGGATCGAGGAATTCGAGTACCTTGTGGCGGTGGGGGAAGATCGGGAGATAGCTCCGGCCTGCGTCAGCGAAACCGGCGTGCGTACTGCCGCAAAGGTTGAATGGACCGTGGATTCCGTGATTCCGGTGGTCGCTACGCTCAGTCGTGATGATGCCTTTGCGATCATTGAGAGTAAAATAAGGGCCTTCGTGGCTTTCTTGAGTACGGAGCCGGAGCTGGAGAAGGCGTATCGGACGATTTTCACAAAATAAGTAGACTCTCCCGGCCTCTAGAAGATAAGGGGCCGGGGCACGAAGGAGCAAATAATTGCCTGAACAAAGTAGCACCCCCCTTATCTTGCCTCCCTACATGAAAACAACCCCCTTCAAGCACCAGGAAGAAGGCATCGGCTTCGCGGAAGGGAAGAACTTCTTTGCCTACTTCCTTGAGCAGGGGTTGGGGAAGACTAAGCTGATCATTGATCAGGCAACAAAACTCTTTCAAGAAGGCAAGATTGATGCCGTGCTGTACATAGGACCCTCCACCATTTGCTCCCAGTTCATTAACGAGCAGCTCCCTCTCCACTCTGCGATCCCTTACGACGTGCTCATGTTCAAGAAGGGAGGAACGAAGAAGTTCGACAACGCCTTCAGGTTGTTCCTCGAAGCTGATTCCAGATCAGAAGGCAAGCTGAAGTGGCTTGTCACCAACACGGAAGGCTTCTCACGGGATACCTATATTCCGTACATGCGCTTCTTTCTGAAAGGTAACACATCACTTGTGATCATCGATGAGGCGCACGGTGTGAAATGTCCCTCCGCACAGCGCACAAAAAACATAATTCAGGGCCTCTCCACCATCACGAAGCTCGGAAACAGGGTAACAAAGGTAGCCCCTCTCTCGGCCTACCGCGCCGTCCTGACGGGTACTCCCGTTGCCAATACTCCTTTTGATCTGTATTCGGTATTTGAATTCCTGCAACCCGGATTCTGGGGAATGCCGTTCTCCTCATTCAAGAGCCGCTATGGCCTTGAACGCACGGATACTGTGCCGGGCGGAGCTAAAATCTTCAGGCGCAAACTTTCCTTGAAGGAAATGAAGTTCATCCGCTCCGCAGCGGCCCGCAACGTCCCCCTCGACAAGATATCCATGATGTACATGGTAAGTTCACAGGATGTCGCCTACTTGTTGCAGCACCCCGATGTTCAGACCCCGTTCAAGAACCTTCCCGAGCTGAAGGCAAGGATTGCGCCGTATGCCTTCATCAGGAAAAAGATTGATTGCCTCGACCTCCCTGAGAAACTGTACGAGAAAGTCTACGTTGAAATGAACGCGGAACAAATTTCATTGTATGCCAAGATGGTGGACGACCTTGAGGCGGAATACGAGGGCGTGGAGATGACGGCCTTGAATTCCCTTACCCTCCTCGTCAGGTTGGCGCAGATAACCAGCGGGTTCATGCCGCGTAGTGCTACGGCTGTAGGGGACGAACCCACGGTTCAGATAGGCAAGTCCAACCCCAAGATCGACGCCCTTCTTGAACAGATGGAGGAGTACGCGGAATTCCCGGCTATCGTTGTCGGGCATTTTGTCGCGGAGATACATCTTGCGGCGGAACAAATAAAAGCCAGATTCCCCGATCTTGTCGTGGAAGTCATGACCGGAACCGTCTCCCAGGAAGACAGGACGGACATCCTTGAACGGTTCAAGGAGGGGGACGTGGATGTTCTGTGCGGGACGCAACGGGTCATTGGAACAGGCTTGAACCTGCAACGAAGCTCCATAGAGTATACCCTCTCCAATTCCTATTCCTTCATCGACCGCGCTCAGACTGAAGACCGCATCCACAGGCCAGGGCAAGAGCATGCCTGCACCTACGTTGACTTCATAGCAGAGGGAACCGTTGACGAGAGGATCTACGAAGTCCTGCTCCAGAAAAAAGACCTTCTTGACTACATGCGGGGGAAGTCGTTTGCGGAGTTCTTGCGGTAGTGCGGATTCGGAGGCAAGGGTATTGACTTTACTGACAATACATGATACTATAGCAACGGATAGGAGACCGACATGAAAGAAGATCGGAGCATGGGTGGCGTGTGCATCATGGAGCCCCCGGACTGGGATGGAACCTTCTATCTTGAAGGCATTTCAAAAGTGAAGAAAGGCGACGTATTTTTTGTTGTGGAGCCTGGATACCCTGAAGGATACATGAGTACGCTTCGAAGGGCGGAGGAAGACGCAAGAGAGGTCGAAACCATATTGAGAGACGGAACAAGGGTGTCTTCATGGCACGTCAAGACAGACCCTAATTTCCAGTCAAACTTTTAAGGAGATCAATATGAACAAGACAAAGCCGAGTACAAAGAAACCCCGAGCAGCAAGAAAAGCCAAGAAAACCGTAGCCCCCGACCTCTCCTTCCTCGACGATTCCGCCCAAACCCTGACCGCCAAGGACGAGCTTCTCGATTACGTCCACGCCCTTGAGAAGATGGACGCGGAAGTCCTCCTTGCCTCCGATCGCTTATCCGAAATCAAAGCAAGACGCGAGAACTTCGTAAGAAATGTACTCCCCCTTGCCATGCAGGGATTCGACGAGATCAAGCTGGAAGGCGGAAAATCCCTGACAATCAAGGAAAAGCTGTATGCGAAGGTCCCCGAGGACCCGTTCAAGAAGCAGGCGGTGTTCAAGTGGCTGCGCAAGAACGGCGGCGGACCCAAGATCCAGAAGGAACTGGTGGTTGACGATCCGTCCGAAGATACGATAAAGTTGCTCTTCGAGAGCGGCGTGGGATTCACGCCCAAGGAATTCGTGCATCCGGCGTCCTTGACGGCCTTCCTGAAGGAAGTCCTGGGGCTGAAGAAGAACTCGATAGCTACGGTAGCCATTGCGGATGTTCCGAAGGAACTCAATCTGTTCATTGTAAGGGAGGCGGAGCTTGGGTGACTCAAGTACGGGAGGAGGTGTGTTGGTGGTTGTTTTGGTGGCTCTTGGCGGTATTGCTCTGGTAGGGGCGTTATCACTTTTCTCTGGAACGTTTGTCTGGCTTCTGTGGCCTGTGGCAATACCCGCAGCCTTCCCTGCTCTCGTGGAAAGCGGAGTCCTTGCGGCCAAGCTGTCTTGGTGGGCGAGCGTTTGTTTGTCGTGGATATTTGGGCTGCTTGTGAAGGCAAGTCAATCAGTCAGCGCCAAGACAAAGTAAGGTACCTGCGGCCATAGGCAAGCGGTCAAGCCGGGTGTCTGCAAAACACCTATCCCCGGTTCGACTCCGGGTGGTCGTTATCTTGCTCCGGTATCCCGTAATCGGAAGCGGACCTGACTGTAAATCAGGCGCAATCGCTCAGGGGGTTCGACTCCCTCACGGAGCATCCCTATTTTATTCGGAGGACAAGCGGCGGGCCGGGCGGTTCCGTGGGCTTGTGGTGGCTCAGACCCACCGTCTTCCAGAGCCTGCGTATGCATGGAACAAGTGACTTGTTGAAGGCAAGCCGCCCATGTATCAAGGGCACCGTGGCACCGGGCAGACGGTGCATACATTCTCAAGGGAACTAGGTGTTGCGGCGCACACACGGAAACGATACTAGTTGACGCTCGTGAGGAGAAGGGTTCGACTCCCTTCATTCCCATAGGCCTAGGAGGGCCACTATATGCACTACAGGAACGGAAGAGAAGCCAAAAACGGAGACAAGATCGTATCATTGGGTTTCAACGGAGGGAACGTCACGGCATTCGGTGTGCTATACGACGCGGTACCGGGAAACGATTTCTGCAACGGGAACATCGCCCCCGCGCAGGCGTCGAAGGAAGGAGCGTGCATGTGTGACTGTCTGCACGTAGACGACATTTCCGCCATGCTTGCTGAAAAGGGACTCGATAAGCGTCCGGAAGGAAAATAGACTTGTGTTGCCCCGGTAATACGGGGCGTTAATGAAGATTGCGGAATTAGTTCAGAGGCAGAACACTGGCCTTCCAAGTCAGTTGTCATCGGTTCGATCCCGATATTCCGCTTCTACAAAGGAGGTCGCCCTTCAGAATTTCCGGTTCCTCCCCTAGAGGAGGAAATAAGCCCTAATTTGTTACAAAGGAACCAGAATGGCAAAAGCCAAAGCTACCAACACGCAAGAACCCAAAGCAACCACGGAAGACCAGAAATTCGCCGACGCCCTCGCCAAAGAAGCCGCCGCTGCGGCTGCAGACTCCGATTTCCTCGACGACAGCGCGGGACAGGGATACGAGGATGTCAGGTCCAAGACTCCGATGCTCAAGATCCTCATCGCCACTTCCCCGCAGGTCAATGAGGAGGACAAAGAAGAGTACATTCCGGGAGCCAAGCCCGGATACTTTTTCAACACCGTGACGAAGAAGGTGTACAAGGAACTTACCTGCTCCATTGTCCTTGCCAAGAGAGCGTGGACCCTCTGGGTCCCGAAAGAAGACGGCGGAGGATTCAAGGGTCGCGTGGCTCCGGATTCCATCCGTGTTACCGGAAGTTTCTACAAGAAGGATAAGGAAGGCGCTTTTTCCGATGAGGGATACGAGGTTCACGACACCATAGAAATCTACGTTCTCGTCAAAGGCGAGGAGAAGGATGGCCCTGTCCTGTTCCCCTTCACCAAGGGGCATATCCCCCATGCGGATAGGTGGCTCCAAGCAAATCGCCTCGTAAAGACACCCAAGGGCAACGTACCTCCGCTCTGGGGATCGTACTGGAGAATCTGGGCTTCCTTGAACAAAGCAAACATAAAAGGCACGGGTCCGACCCAGTGGTACCACATCGGAAACGATGAGGCCAAGACCACGAACTGCGAGTGGGTGCGCTTCATCAGCAAAACCGAGAATCTGGAGTTCGTGCAGCCCAACCTCAAGTTCCTTGAGTCGGCGGCGAAGTTCCAGATGCGGGGGGCGGGGGCTCCGAGGCTTCTTACGGACAGCACGCCCGAGGATGGCGCGGATGGGGAGAACGTTCCGTTCTAGTTTGTAGCCTTTCCGGAGGCTTCCTTCTTTGCAAGGAGTCTCCGGATTTCCGAAGGAGGAAAAATGTACTACCCCCGAAGCTATCTTGAATTCTTCCTTTTGTTCCACAAACAGAAAAAGTATCTTGTGTTTCGTAGGGAGGCAGCAAGCCACGACATTCCTTTGGTGTTCTGGTTTGAGCAAACGTCAACAGCACAGCGGAGGGAGCTGGAGTGGGTCATGGACCGTGTTGTTTCTGCGGAAGGAATTTTTGTAGGACATTTTGTTCCGGAAGGCTACGAGGAAGTGCATAGTTTGTCCGAAGAAGCCATAAAGCTTCTGACTTCCGAGCCTTCCCTTGACGACTAATATGTGCTAAACTGAAGATCGTTCCCGAAGGCAGGAGTTTCTTGCCTGAGTTTCCCAAAGGTGGGGCTCCTGCCTTCTCGTCTCCAAAGGAGTGATTTCAAGTTATGCGCACCCTAATATTGACCCAAAGGCCCCTATAACATGCCCGCAGCATCCCCCATAGAAGTAGATTCGTTCATGCGCCTGTTCCACGGAAGGGAGTCCGCCTACGGCGTCCACGTACCTTCCGGGGAGATTGACGCGAACGGAAAACAGAAAGGCCTGAACAAAACCGTGACGGCATGGGTCAGTCCGGAGATGTACTCCAAGCACCTGTACGGACTCGCTGGCATAGGCATCATCCCCATAAATGAGCAGGACCAATGCTTCTTCGGAGCCATCGATGTGGACGAGGAGCAGTATTCAGAGTCTCCCCAGCAGGCTGCGGAGGTAAAAAAGCCGAAAGGGAGGCCTAAAGCTGTACAAGAGGCTCCTCCTGCCGAAGCGATTCAGTCCTCCCCCGCAACTTCGGCAGGCCTCAACGCAAAACAAATGAAGGTCGTGGACATCCTCTATCGAACGGGTATGCCCCTTCTCCCCTTCAGGTCAAAATCGGGGGGCCTGCATCTTTTCATGTTCTTTGCGGAGGCTACCCCCGCTTCAGTTGTCATTCCGATATTGCAGGAATTCCGGGATCTCCTGGGTCTTCCGGTCAAGACAGAGATATTTCCCAAACAACGCTCGGTCAACGGAGGCACAGGCAACTGGATCAACCTACCTTATTTCGGGGAATCCAACAGGAAAATGATAGATTCCGAAGGGAATTTGGTGGAGTCTTTCCATGATGCATTGGCTTTGATGGAGCAGAACCGGACGAGCGAGGAGATCCTCACCCGCTTTATGAGGGAGCTTCCGTTTTCCGACGGGCCTCCGTGTCTTCAAATCCTGACCCTGCAGCAGTCCATGGAAAACTGGAATAATTTTTTGTTCTCCGTTGCCCGTTATTACAAATCAAAAACAGGGACCTTCGAAGAACAGGTACGGGAGATGAACGCGGCTATCCCCGTACCGATCCCGGATCACACTCTTGAGGCAACCATATTTTCTTCCCATAGGAAGAGGGATTATTCCTATAAATGCAAGGACGCACCCCTTTTCGCCGTATGCAACAAAAGCAAGTGCAAGGAGAGGATGTACGGAATCGGTGGCTCGGAGGTAAGTGATCTGAGCTTCGGGGCCATGACGCAACATCTCACGGAAGATGTGCCTGTATACACATGGATAATCAACGGCAAGGAGTTCAAATTCTTCTCCGAAAGCGAGATCATCAAGCAGGATTCGTTCATCGAGCAAAGCTTCCGTCAGCTTCACAAGAAGCCTCCGAAACTCAAGAGCTTCCAGTGGGACAAGATCATGCAGACTGCGCTTGACAATTGCGAGGTCGTGGCTTCCGATCCCACGAATACCTTTGACGACGTATCGACTTTGCGCGAGTATATTGCCGAATACTTGATGGAACTTCCCTCGGGAGTGAGCAAGAAGCATCTGCGGGTGGGAAGGACATGGCGCGAGTACAGCGAAGAGTACAAGGACAATATCTACATATTCAGCCCCAAGGAGCTGAAGAAGTTCATATTCACGGACAAGCAATTCCGTGCGTACACACCCACTCAATTGGCAGCAAAACTCGTGGAGATGGGAGCAACGCACCGCAAGATGTTCATAGATGAAGAGGCACCGAACTTGACGGTGTGGATAATGCCGGAGAGGTCGCTGGAGAACTACAACGTGAAGAAGATCAAGATGGGAGAGGATGAAGTGGATTTCTCGTATCTTGATAAAGAGGGAGAGGGGAAGACGGAGTTCTAAGCCCTGCGGGGGAGGAGAAGACATGATAAAGTACAAAGCAAGCTACTACTGGCAACCAAAAATAGAAAAAGTTCTTGTGGAAAGAGAAACAGTAAATTCCGTATGGGTAAAAGGCAGGAGGGAGGCCAAAGCAACCCAGAGCCATATCTTCTTGGCCACTTTCGAAGAAGCTAAAGACTTTTTGGAAGGCGTGTTTGCAGAGAAAGCGGAGACTGCACGAAGAAGGCTGCACGAAGCAAACGACACATTAGGGAGAGCAAAGGCACTTAAAGAAGAGGGGGAGGAGAAGTCATGACCGACAAAGAACAGCAGGCAAAAGATAATTATGACTTGGCGTGGAAAGATTGGTACTACTGGTCTATGTTCGACGAGGAAGGACAAAAAGAAGCAAAGAAGAGGCTAGACGAAGCGGGCAAAGAACTCATGCGCATCAAAGGAACCCTGGCATGAAATCCTGCAATAACTGCCCAAGTAAACCTGCGGACAATCTGTGTGTTCAGTACCTTGGAGAAGCCTGCGGATGGAAGTGGATGAACAGGACCGATGAGTCGGCAGACAATTGTCATTATAATTACACGGAAGAGAGCGAAAATGATCCTTATGCGTATATACGAAAGAAAGGAGACTTAAAATGAAGAGCATCTGGAAGTTCCCTATAGACCTCCTCGATAGACAAGAAATATCACTCCCCTCAGACGCACGGATTCTTTGCGTCCAGACTCAGAGCGGCCTTCCCTTCATGTGGGCTAAGGTTGATACGGAAGCACAAAAGGAGAAGCGGACGTTTCGTTTGATCGGGACCGGGCACCCTATTGAAGATGATTCCCTGTCTTATATCGGAACGTTTCAAATATATAATGGCTCTTTGGTGTTTCATTTGTTCGAAGAAACGTCGCCTTTTGGTTGACATTACGCACAATATATGATAGACTAGCGCGCAAAGGAATACAACTTGTATGCAGGGATAGGCGGAAACCGGAAGCTGTGGACTGATTGTGAGGTGACGGCTGTGGAGCTGGACCCCGCTATTGCGGAAGTCTATTCCAAGCTATACCCTCAAGATGAAGTGATCGTTGCAGACGCCCACGAGTTTTTGGAGAAACATTTCTCAGAATACGCTTTCATCTGGGCTTCCCCTCCTTGTCCTTCCCCTGGGCAATATCGCCACAACGTAGGGGTGCTCGGGAAAGGCTTCGACCCCATCATGCCCGATATGAAGCTGTATGCGGAGATTGTGTTCCTTTCCACATATCACAAAGGATTCTTTGTTGTCGAGAACGTCAAGCCTTATTACGAGCCTTTGATCCCTCCGTCCTTCGAGCTTCAGCGCCATCTTTTCTGGTCCAATTTCAAGGTAGGTCACGCTGATTTTGAGGGAAGCAAGATACGCAGCAAGAACAAAATCTCCGATTTCGATGGTTACGAAATCGTCAGGGACAGCAAGATCGGGAACAAACGACAGGTGCTGCGCAATTGCGTGGACCCTCTTGTGGGGAAGCACATCTTCGATGAGCTGGGCAAGGCACGGTTTTAGGTATGAAACAACCACTCCTCCCCGGACATCACTACCAAACCCTTCCCGGTCTCGAAGCCGCCATAGGCAAAGACCTCCCCTCCCATAGCGTCTCAATAGACCGCGTGAAATTCTACGCTCTCGACGTATTTCCTTCCTACGTCCTCGCCGACATTCCCTTCATCCCTGTTCCCGTGAAGATCCCGAACGCCTTCGTATCCCAATTGAATCCCTCCACAAGGAGTCAAAATCTTGAGGAAGCCTGACACCCCCGAAGCTCCTCCCGAGCGCCGAAATTCCGTACTGACAAAAATCTTCGCCTTCTGCCTCGTGGCCCTCGGAACCCCCCTTGAGGCGTACTATTATTGGTACTCCCTGACGAAAGAAGGGGCTCCGACGCCAGTGGCGTTGATGTCTGCCTGTGCCCTCATCCTGCTTCTTTCTGTTGCTGTGTATTGCTCCAAGTACTCCTCAAAGTGGTACCTTCTTGCCTTCTTTGTCGCAATCTACAGCGTATCCGCCACTTCGACGGGTCAAGGAATTGCCTTTGTAGAGTCCTCCGTAGGCAAGAAGAACGCAGCAACGAGTATCTCTTACGCGGAAGCTGATATTGCGGCTCTGCAGAGGGACAAGGAACGGGTAGAGACAGAATATGAAAGGCTGGACGAACAGTGGAAGTTCAACGAAGAGGAAATCACCGACAAGAGATTGTCGATAAAATCTCTTGATGTAGTCTATCCTGCCCTAACGGATACGGCGGAAGGAATAAGCCGAAAGCCTGAGCGCGACTCCAACCGTCTGCAAAGACGTGACCTTGACAGAAGCGTTCTTGCTTTGGAGAAAACAAATAAAACATTGCTTGCGCAGAAGGAACAAAGAATCCTTGAAATAGAAGCAATCAAAGAAAGGGAAGACGCCAAACGTGCTGAGTTGGCCTCAAGCAATATAGAGGAGTCCTACGATATCTACGGCTACTATTCCGATATTCTCAGCGGAAAACTTCCGCCAGAGGAGTTATTGCGTTTGGTGCGCCACCTTTTCCTCAGCCTTCTGCTCATGCTTCTCTCGCCTGTGGGAGTCAAGTTGTGGGAGAGCGGGCAAGGAGGGGCTCCTGCTATGGTCACAAAGGAAAAAAGGAAATTCTTTTGGCAAAATAAAAAAGAGGACAAGATTACAAAGAAGGAGCCTCGGGCAAGCAGCACAATAGTGCTGAATCGAGCGGACCTCTGGGCCATGCTCCCCGATCCCGCGCCTCTTCGGGCGGCGGCGAAAGCGGTGGGGGTTTCGCACACGTTGTTGTATGATTCAGCCGCTGTGGGGGCTCTTCGCATTGTGGGGAATCCGAAGAAGGTGGAGAAGAAGGAGTTGCTGAGGTTCATGGAGGGGAGGAAAAGGAGTTAATATGCTTGGACTACCAACAGAAGAGTTGTATCGTTATGGGGAATGGGCAGGAAACCCGAAAGGGCAGAAAGAAGATGTCACCTGTTGTAGGTATGAAGTTTGGCCGAACGAAAGAGGACCTATTCCACACCAATGTAGAAGAAAAAGAGGGCATGGGTATAAGGGATGGTTTTGCACGCAACACGCAAAACTTTATCCTGTAGATTACAAAGAGAAATAGAGAAGATTCAGGAGGGGAGGAAAGCAAAATGAAGGAATACGTAATAGCGGCTTTTAGACATACCGGATCTGGACATTATGCTATTTGCCTTTGGGGCCCAAATAATTGCGGGTATACCCCAAACTTGGATGAGGCCGGAGTATACGACGAATCGGTTCTTGAACGATTCAAGAATAATCTTCAAGATAATTTTCCGATAGAGTTGAATATGGCAAGAAGCATGTCCGTTGAACGGGAGTACAATTACTCAGGATGGAAGTCTGGTCATTTTATCCAGAATGACGAGCTTTTTAGAAATACTTTCAACCTAAGCAAGAAAATATTCTATAAGAGCCCTTCGGACAGGCAGTACTACAGGTTCAAGAAAAACGCTGGGGAGACAAGTAGATGTCAATGAATAGGATGGACGCAGAAGGCAGATATATTCCCATGACTGAGCAGGAAAGGGAAGAGTCTTCCGTAAAGGACATTGCCCTACACAAGGAGCCAAAGCCCACAATGAACAACGTCATGCTCGACCTTGAGACGATGGGCAACACCAAGCAGGCGGCGATCATTGCCATCGGGGCGGTAAGGTTCGATGAAAATGGCTTGGGTGATTCCTTCTACCGGAAGGTCTCGCTTCAGTCGTCAGTTGACGCGGGGATGAAGATGGATGCCTCCACGGTGCTGTGGTGGTTGGGGCAGGAGGATGCTGCGCGATTACCGATGGCACATGAGTATGATGCGATAAACGGAAGGGAGTCAGTAGCCTTGCCTGATGCGCTGTCCCACTTTGCTTCGTGGCTGCATCGTTCGGAGGGAGGCCCTCTCCCTGAACCAGTGGTCTGGGGCAATGGTTCCGACTTCGACAACGCCATTCTTTCCGAAGCGTATATGCTTTGTGGGAACGAGGCTCCGTGGGCCTTTTGGAACAACAGGTGCTACCGGACCATGAAGTCATTGTTTCCTTCCGTCAAGAAGCCCGATCCTGATTCGGTCGAGGGCGTTAAGCACAACGCACTGTATGACGCGAAGTTTCAGGCGATGCATTTGATTGATATACTGAAACACCTGAGAGGCACGGGATTATCTTTGTACAAAGTGAAGGAGACCTGAATGGACATGGAAAACTTCGGCTTAGGTATTGAACAGAACGGTGACATTTTCATCTCCCGCTTCCGCGAAGGCAAGTGGCACGGAGCCAGGAAACAAGTCAACAACGAATTCCTGACCCTCATGCTCTTGAAGTTCGAGCCCGATGTCGAGTATTCGCTGGACATTGGAGGGAAGCCAGCGTTCTCTCTTCTCATACAAAAGATCGCGCAAGTCCCGGAGGAGCACCCGGCGCAGATCAATCTGTTCAAGGAAGATGGCGTTCTTGACGCGGAGGTAGTTTCTTGAGTTTTTCCTCTATTGCGCTACTTCATACAAAGGAGCTTCCCGTTGAGCAAACAACTACAGCCACCGAAGCGCGTATCCCAAACAACGATAGCTCCTCCCGTGAGGCCAAAGTTGCCCCCTAAGAGCAAGAAGCGTTCCTCCTACGCACGGAAGGAGGCGGCACGGCTTCACGCGACCCGGAGGGCCTTCGAGCGATGGGGCGTAACACTGACCCGGGCCGATATAGATAGAATAGTGGCTCTTATACAGAAGGGGCCTCAGAAAGATGGTGGAGCGGAGCTTCTCGTGAAGCAGAGTTGCAGCAGGACGCTGTTCAATATTCCTTGGAAGGATGGGGCCGGGGAGGGGATACTACTTCCATGCGTTTTTCATACGAAGTGCAAAATGTTGTGTACGGTGTTGCCTCGTAATTGGAGGGATAACTATGACTCCTTTGTCCTTGACGGTCAGGGGAACTCTTGGTTGCATGGGGAGAGAAGTGATTTGTCTGACGAGAATCTGAGCGACGGAGATTAGGGGATACGCAAATGAAAAGAAACACAAGACGCAGGATAAGGTATTGGTACCTCACTTTTCAGGCGGATGATGCTGTATGGTCGGGGCTGTCCTGCTGTGAAGGAGATGCTTCGGACGCCCTGAGTTCTCTCCATAAAGAGCCCCTCCTTGAAGGGAAGAAGTTAGCATTGAAGTACATAAAAGAACTTACCCACAGGGAGTACAACAGGCTTCAAGCAGGAACTATTTGATGCCCCGCACCACCGGAATGGGAGGCCACCAATCCTCCGCAATGAAGAACGATGAATGGCTTACCCCTCCTGAAATTATCCGCGCTCTCGGGCCTTTCGACCTTGATCCCTGCGCCCCCATAGTCCGCCCGTGGGACACCGCAAAACAGCACTTCACCAAAGAGGATGACGGCCTTGCTCTTCCGTGGCAAGGAAGGGTATGGTGCAATCCTCCTTATGGCAAGGAAGCGAGGGCGTGGCTTGAAAAGCTGGCGGACCATGGGAATGGAATAGCTTTGGTATTCGCCAGGACGGAAACGGAAATGTTCTTTTCGCAAGTTTGGAACAGGGCCGACTCAATCTTGTTTATAGAAGGAAGGCTGTACTTCTACAATGTACTTGGGGTGCAGGCGTCGGCGAACAGCGGTGCGCCATCGTGTCTTGTGGCCTATGGAGAGGCAAATACGGAAGCTCTTAGGCGCTGTGGGATAGGCGGGAAGTTGGTTGTACTGAAGGAGGGAATGATATGAAGAAGTATACCAGTGTGGACCAGATAGTTATAAGAGCCAAGGATTCTAGGTTGACGGGGCTTTCGATAGTGAGAGAAAAAGGCAAAGAAGTTATGGTTGTGTGTAGATGCACGTGTGGAAACGTGAAGACTATTCGGTTAGCACACGTTATCAGCGGACGCGTAAGATCCTGTGGTTGTCTTTATAAAGAAGGACCTGTACACCATGGGTATGCAAGACGCGATAAATCAAACGCTACGTATCATTGTTGGGTAGACATGAGAGCTAGATGCTACAACGAAAGAAGGGAGCAGTATAGAAATTACGGTGCGAGAGGAATAAGTATCTGCACGGAATGGGATGTATTCGAAAACTTCTTACGGGATATGGGAGAACGACCATCAAATACATCCTTAGATAGAATAGATGTTGATGGAAACTACCAGAAGAACAATTGCAGATGGGCATCCCAGAAGCAGCAGTGCAGGAACAAGAGAAACAACGTACTGGTTACTTTTGAGGGAGTGAAGTTACCCCTCGCGGAGGTGGCAGAGAGGGTAGGAATGCCTTACGGGAGGTTTTATAACAGGATAGTTAGATTTGGGTGGAGCGTGGAAAAAGCAGCCACCCAAGCGAAGCCAAAAGAACACGGGTTGATTACGTATGAAGGGGAAAAGATTACCGTTAAAGAATTATCAAGGAGAATAGGAGTACCTTATCCGAGACTTTGGGCTAGAATATTTATTTGTGGCTGGAGTGTAGAAGACGCAGTACAGAAACCTTCCCAACGCGGACATGTGTAGTATGCCGCCTAAAATTTCCCGAATTTATGGTCCGCCCGGTTGTGGTAAGACCTACGAAATACTTACGAAAATAGAAGCACTTTTGGAATCCGGCGTCCCAAAGTCAAGAATTGCTTTTGTCACCTTCACGGTGGCGGGAGCCGAGGAAGGTGTTCTCCGCGCGCAAAAGAAATTTGGGGGAGAGCTGTCTGACTACCCGTTTTTCTCCACGTTGCACGCTCTGGCGTTTAAGCAATTGAAACTGAGTCGCGCCAACGTCATGGACCAACGAAAATTTCGGCTCTTTGCGAAATGCCCTCAGCTCAACAAAAAATTCCTCGGATACACCACGGATGAGTATGTAGCAGGTGGGGACAAATTACTTTTTTTCGATCAGCTATACAGGAATAATCGTCGGGCTGCTCAAAAAAAAGTATGGGAGCATAAGCTCCCTCCTGCGGAGCTTCACGAAGTCCGCAAAATCTACGAGGCTTTTAAACGACACATAAATGCCTATGACTTCACGGATATGCTCGAACAATTCGTAGCGAGGGGAGAGCCCGTCCCTGTTGACTACGCCTTCGTAGACGAAGCACAAGACCTTTCAAGTCTGCAGTGGGAGGTTGTTCGCGTAGCGTTCTCTTCCGCCAAGATTCTTGTAGTTGGAGGCGACGACGATCAGGCTGTATTTTCCTGGTCCGGGGCCGACATCCACAAATTCCTGCATCTGAAGTCCGATCTTCCCCCGATCTATTTGAAGCACTCCTTCCGGCTACCAGAAGCCGTGCTTCAAGTTGCCCGTAGTGTGACCGACCAGATGTCCGACCGCATAGACAAACCCTACGAAGGCACAGGGAAGGAAGGCTCCGTTGCTTTCGTGAATGATGTGGAGGACGTGGTATTCGACCCAACCAAGACCTACTATTTCCTTGCCCGCAACAATATCTTCCTTGCCGCAGCAGAGGCATATCTTAAAAAGCGCGGCATTATTTATGAGGATCGTAACAAAGCCTCCGTGTCCCTCTCCGACTTCAAACTTATCCGGCAGTGGGAGCAACTACGCACGGCAGGAGGAGAACTCCCCTCATGGATGTCCCCCATGGGCCAGAACCTCGTTGAAGGCGCGGAAACCAGGCAGCCGTGGTACGAAGCCTTCAGCTGGGAAGAGGACGACATAGTTTACTACAAGGACCTGATCGACAAATATACAGACAGCGCCGGAGTTATTGCGTGGGACGCGCTGGAAGCACGGATACGCGAGCCCCCGAAGGTCAAGCTGAGTTCAATTCACCGCGCAAAAGGTAAGGAAGCCGATGTTGTCGTCCTGTTCCTTGCCATGTCCCGCAAGACGTGGAGCACCTACCGGAAAAATCCTGATAGCGAACTCAGGGTCCTGTACGTTGGCGTCACTCGGGCCAAGGAAAGCCTGATCATGGTCCACAGCAAGACGAAGTATGAGTACTCGCTTTTGAAGGATGGTATTGGAAGGGACGGGAGGAAGAGGTCGCCTTTTGATGCGCCGGATAAAGCGAAGCCTCCACGCAAGAAGAAGCCTGCGGACGCTAGGCCGGGGGCGCGAGAAATGATCTGGAATAGTGAAAACAACGAGGATGCGAAAGCAATGATTCTTGGGAGCAGTGGAAGCAGGATTCCGAAGGGAGGGAAGTGATGGGCATTACTATGACGCTGTGGCACGGAGACTGTCTTGATCGGATGAAAGATATCCCTGACGGAAGCGTGGACATGGCTTTGGCGGATCTCCCTTACGCAACCACCCGAAATAAATGGGACTCCGCAATTGATCTCCCCGCCCTTTGGGCTCAATACAAAAGAATCATCAAAGCCAACGGAACTATTTGTTTGTTTGCCCAGACGCCTTTCGACAAAGTGTTGGGAGCATCAAATTTAGCTATGTTGAGGTATGAGTGGATATGGGAGAAGACTACTGCCACAGGACACCTGAATGCGAAGAAGATGCCGATGAAGGCGCACGAGAACATCCTTGTATTCTACCAGAAACTTCCTTGCTACACCCCACAGAAGACTCAAGGGCACGAGCGCAAAGTATCCACAGCACAGCATAAAATAAATTGCGTGAAGACAACCAACTGGGGAGAGCACGGGCTGACTTCGTACGACTCTACTGAAAGGTATCCCAGGGACGTGTTGAAGTTCTCTACAGACAAACAAAAAACATGCTTTCACCCTACCCAAAAACCTGTGGCCCTCCTTGAATATCTTATTCGTACCTATACTCTTGAAGGAGAGACGGTTCTTGACAACACCATGGGCTCCGGCAGTACGGGAGTTGCCTGTCTGAACACAAACAGGAACTTCATTGGTATTGAAAAAGATGAGAAGTATTTCGATATAGCGAAGAAACGTATAGTAGATGCGGGAGGGAGCAGGTAATGGGAAAGAACTACTCCGGAAACACCGGAAGGGTGAACGGAACCCGTAAAGATAGCGACGCATACCCTACGCCCTACAGCCTCACGAGGCTCCTGCTTCAGAAGGAAAGTTTCTTCTCTCCAATCTACGAGCCCGCGTGCGGGGAAGACAAAGCAATCGTAAAGGTGCTGGAGGAACATGGGTACGACACGGAATTCTCTGACCTGCTCTATGGGGATGACTTTCTTCAAGCAAGCGACAAAAATCCCGTGGCCTCCCTCGTGACAAATCCGCCGTACAGTCTCGCTTTTGAGTTCATCCAAAAGGCAAAACAAATAGCACAGCGTCAGATAGCCATGCTTCTTCCCCTCTCGTACCTGCACGGACAGCAGAGGTATGAACAAATATGGCAGGATACGGTGTTTCCCTTAGCAAGGATTTGGGTGTTCACGAGATATCCGATGCTCGGGGATGCTCTCAGGGAAGACGGGAAAGTGCGAACGGGGATGCAAGTATATGCGTGGATGATTTGGGAGAAGGGGCATGTCGGACCAGCTACTCTTGGGTGGCTGGACTTGCAGCCGTATATTCTGGGGAAGAAGGATTCAAAGGAAGGCACAAAATGAAGTTACCCTTCTTTCGTCTTGTGTACCAACACGAGGAAACAGGTGTGATCTGTTTCAAATATATCTACCTCGGGGATTCTTTGAAGGTTCTCGACGGATATTCGTTTATCGCTGTGGACCAACAAATATATGGGGTCAAGGACGAGCTGAAAGACAACCTGTTCGAGAACGATATTCTTCTTGTTCCGCGCGGATTTTCGGGAGACTACAACGTTCCCGAGCATTACGATACGATAGGAAGTCTCTCCTCCGACGTGTACCCTGAGCAGGTAGGTGTTTCCGGAGGAGATGGCCTCCAGTTCAAAGACTGCCTGAAGATAGGCAATGAATACGAGGACAGGCATAGGTTGGACTACGAAGAGGCGTTGGAGGAATTGGGGAAGCAGAAATGAAAGGCCGAAAAACTCCCTACACGTCAAAAGGCATTACCAGAATAAAATGCTTCCGCTGCGGAAAGCCTGCGTCAGAGCAGTGGCAGATATGCTCGGACGACAATGTGTATAGGGGCATTTGTACGGAGTGCGATGTCGCGCTGAATGAGGTGGTTCTTCGATGGTTTGGTTTTGAGGATTGGAAGGAGAAAATTCGCGCCTATAGGGAGAGGATGGGAATATGACAAAGGAAGAATTCGCACAGAAGATCAAAGAGATAGAGGCATTCAACGCCGAGCTGGACTTGCTGAATGAGCACCTTGGGGCTTTGTGCCCTGGGGGGATATGCTCCTTCGGGGGAAAGTTCATGGATGATTATATCAGGCTTTTGTCTCAAACGGTTGGCGACGAGGATGGGTGGGTTGCGTATTACGTCTGGGACTGTGAATTCGGTCGAAAAGGGCTTGAGGCGGGGTATAAAAGGAAACTGTCACAAATTGACAGTATCGATAAGCTGTGGGATTTGATAGAACAGGGAAAAGAAAGGGTGTGATCTTAGTGAAGGTCTATTGACAACGAAGCCTGATTATGGTATGCTCTACGGGAGGAACAAATGATATCGATGATTAAGGATGCCAGGATAGACAGGGGACTCACTCAGCGGCAAGCAGCCAAACTTATTGGCATAACTCCAGAATATTTTTCAAACTTGGAATGCTCACGATACGTCCCCTCGATAAGTAGCGTCGGTGACAGGATTGCAGAGGTGCTTGGGCTGGACAAGGACGAGCTGGCGCTTGAGTTCTTCAAACTAGGAAGAGAGAAGAAACGAAAGAAGGAGTGAGGGATGGCTACGATCAAGATATCAGGGTACGACGTACTTGTAGATGAAGAGGACGTTCAGAGAATAACTGACGCAGGGCCTTGGTTCATAAACGCCTACTCGGATGCACAAAAGAGAAACGCCAGCGCTAGATTCGTAAATGCCAATAACGAGTACCTTCATATCTTTATTTTTGATGGGTACACTAAGCCCAAAGCAAAAACAAAATTTCTTAATGCGAATAGATTTGACTGTCGAAAAGAAAACCTTTCAAGAAAGCCAATTAAAATTGCGCGCGTGGTAACGTCCCTGAAATTGGACCCAGTAGGTTCTTGTAGAATATTTCTGGACCCGGATGAAGTTTTAGTGGATACGGAAGACTGTGAGCGAATACTGAGTAGTGGCCCTTGGTTTCTTTTGACGGATGGAAGACTACTAGAAGGTAACTTAAGATACTACTTTAGGCACGTGCGTGTAGGTGGAGTACACACGACAGAAAGATTGCATAGGTTCCTTATTGGTGCGAAGAGAGGGGACGTGGTGGACCATATAGTTCCAAGCAACACCTTGGACAACAGAAAATCAAATCTGCGAATAGTTACGCCGAGAATTAATAGTTACAATTCGAAGATGAGCAAGAACAACACAAGTGGCTTTAAGGGTGTGACATGGTCCTGCAGAGACAAAAAATGGGCGGCGCAACTAATGGTTACTAGAGTAAACATGCAAAGAAAAAGTTTTCAGGAAAAAGAGGATGCTGTGGCGTATAGGGCCTACTTGGAACAAAAGTACGCTCCTGGTGTACTGATGGGCGTCACCGGGCGTGAGGCAGAAATTGACTAGAAAGTGGTTATCATGGGACACCGAAACCTACGAAGAGGATATCAAGACATGGGGTGCGGGATTCCATCTGGGAAAGGGCCACCTGATCGGCATATCCTTTGCCGATGATACGGGATGGTCCACATACCTTCCCCTCGCTCATCCCGAAACTACGCCTCAAGAGCGGGCAAAGAACATAGCAATAGCCAAGGAGATATACGAGGAAGACTGCCTTCACCTTGCCCATAATTCCTTGTACGACCTCGTATACATGACCAACGAGCTTGGGTTCAAGATACCCAAGAAGATCCACGATACCCAGTATACGGAAGCGCTTCTTGACGAGTACCGTGGGCGTTATGGCGGGCCAGGGTATACCCTTGATGCGGTATCCTTTGACTACACAGGAAACAAGAAGGAGAAAACGGCAATCGAGGAGTATTGTGAGGCAAGAGGCTGGAAGGGAGATCCAAGATCCCATTTATGGAAAATGCCCGCTTCCGTAGTAGCCCCGTATGCACGAATGGATACGGAACTTCTCATGCCTATTTGTGAAAAGCAGATGGTCAGGATTCACAAAGAAGAACTCGATGACATCTACAGTGTGGAGAGCAGACTCATCCCTGTCCTGAACAAGATGAACAAAACAGGCATGAGGGTAAGCTCCAAGAGAAGGCAGGAAGTATCCGAGCTGTTGCACAGAAGAGCAGGGGAGCTGAAAGCACAGCTCCACGAGGAACTCGGGGAGTGCAACTACAACAGTTCCGCCCAACTTGCCAAACTTCTCTCCAAGAAAGGCATAGAGATACCCAAAACCCTCAAGGGCAACGATAGTGTAAATAACGAATTTGTGGAGAGCCTCGCCCACCAAGGGTATTCTTTCGCTCATAAATTGGTACAATGGCGCAAAACCACAAAGGTACTGGACACATTCATTGACGGTGCTTTTGTGGAGTTCCAAGGAGCGGATGGAAAGATCCACGGAACGCTGCTTCCTGTGGCGATGGACGACTCCGGAACGGTGAGCGGACGCACGGCTTTCGTGAAACCGAACTTGCAACAGGTCCCTTCCAAAGATGGGGATACCTTACAGGGGGACCTGCCTCTGGGCTCCTTGTCACGGGATATATTCATTCCTGAAGAGGGCTGTTTCTTGGGGAGTTCGGATCTGTCACAGATAGAGCTGCGCTGCTTGGTTCACCTTGGAGTGCCTCCGGGGAAAACACAAGTACGGAACAGGTATTCTCAACTTCGAATGATGGGTAAAAGTCATGAGATGGCGGAGAAGCTGGCTGTGGAGGAGAGAGACTACGTAGCCAGAGTGCTTGGAGAGATACGGGAAGAATTCCGGGCGAACCCTTACCTTGACTATCATGAGATGGTATCGGGAATGACTGGACTGACTAGAGGTGATTCGAAGGCTATTACGTTCGGTCTAGCTTTCTCGATGGGGAAGGCGAAGATGATGAAAAAATACGGATGGTCCGACGAGAAGGCCACCGGAATTCTGGACACATACTTCGAGAAGCTCCCCTTCATCAAATCGACGAGAGAGCGAATAATTGAAGTTGCGGTGGAGAGAGGGTACATAAAAACAGTCGGGGGACGACACGCACATCTGGCTCCCTACATGAAGACAGGCCCCGTAAGAGACCGAAAATTGTACCGTATGAATAACAGGGCTCCGCAAGGATCAGCTGCGGACATAGGAAAGAAGGCAATGGTAGACGCGGACGAGAAGGGGCTGTGGGAAATTCTTTCTCTTGGATTATTTTTGCACGACGAGCTTGTGATGTCAGTTCCAAAAACAAGAGAGGCCGTGGATGCCTTTGAGGAAGTGCAACATTGCATGGAGAACGCCTATCAATTGAATATTCCTGTGATGAGCGAGTCAGAGTTCGGAAGTTCATGGGGAAGTACAAAAGGTAGATTGAAAAGGGAAGACGGGAGCAAGGAAACTTCAAAAGAGTTCTTTGACCGGCTTCGTAGCCTGTGCTAAAAGGAGCGCAAACATAATGTCCCTGCAGAAACTTCTTGAAGATCAGATCCTATGGTCCATGAAAACGTTCGGACCGGCTTACCGCACGGAGGGCATCCTCCGCCATATCGAGAAAGAATGTAACGAAGCGCGTGCGGCCCCCTTCGACCTCTCAGAATACGTAGATATCATAATCCTGGCAATGGATTTGTACTGGAGACACGGGGGGATGCCGGATGAACTGGAAGAGGCAATAGCAAAGAAGCAGGAAATCAACAGAGGCCGAACATATAGAGTGACGGATGACGAGACTCCGAGTGAGCATGTGAGGGAGGAACCTGAGCATTCTTGTGATACGTGCATAAACAGAGAGGTTAACCCCGATGCTTGCTTTCCTTGCCAGAACGGGGAAGACCAGTGGAGCCTTACTTAAATGCCCAAGCCCGAAAACACCTTCCGCGCCTCCTGCAACAAGGGCTACCGGCTCTTGGGAGCCAAGGTCCAATCAATCGAATCCGCTGCGGTCGGCTTGGGAATCCCCGATTCCTACCTCGCCCACAGCTACCAAACTGGCCTCCCCCTCCTCGCATGGATCGAGTACAAGGTAGACCCGAAAGCGGACTGGCCCTGCGACCACAAGATCACGTTCCGCCCGGGGCAGCACGCATGGCTGAAGGACAATTGGAAGAAAGGAGGGCCTTCGTTTGTTTGCGTCAAGTACACTAACGGCGTACTTTTGACGCATATCGAGGATGTTGACGTAAATACGAAGAGACCGGAGAAGGGCTCTGGTCTGTTTATGAAGAGGTTCGACGCGGGACTGGCGTTGAAGTGGATGCATACGTTTGTAAAAGGAGTTTAGGATGTTGATCGCAAAATGGTCGGCTGGTGGGGACAGGGAATTGCGGGTAAAAAGGATAGGGGAGGTCAATACATTCTATGTTGCGTCTTTCCGGCAGAGGGTAGATTACGCATATCCAGACAATTTTGTTTTTAGCCCAAACAAAACATACAGGATTGAGCTGAAAGAGGATGCTTTCGAGTTGTATGAATATACAAAGGGAGGAAAAGATATGACATGTCTTGTCTGTGGCAATGAATTATCCTCGGCTGACACGAGCAGCATCTGTCGTATTTGCCAACGCAAGATGGTGGAACCGAAGCCGACATACTACCAGACAGGGTGGGTATGTCCAAAGTGCGGGTCTGTCTACGGACCGATGACGACGGAATGCTCGCGGTGCTGCCCTCCCCTGAAGATAACATGCGGAGGCACGACATAAGTTGAAGTTAGTTATTGACATAGAAACAGTAACCTCGTTCCCGGACAACGACGAGACAATAGCTCGTGTTTTTTATCCTGACGAAGGCAGCAGAATCTACATCACAAAAGGGCTGTCAAAGACGTATGTGGAGGACTCCATATTCCACGAAATAGGCCACGTAATTGACTGGTATTTAAGTGAAGGGAAGCAAGCAGAAGACACAGGAATAAGGGAGAAGTTGGCTGACGAGATAGGCGACGGCCTACACAAGTGTTTTAATGGGGAGGCACGACGTAAAATGGAATTCTTCCAGCAACTGACCATCGACGGAGACACAAGTTTATCCGAACTCCTGCACCAAGCCTACAGCAGGGGATGGTGCGACGGGTACAAAGAGAAAGGCGTGGAGTTTGATTGGATCGACGAGGGCTTCGCTGCTTTTGTCGCGGAACGGTTTCAGAAGGAGAAGGAGAAGGAGAAGGAGAAGGAAGCATGACCATTATTTGTTTGTTCGCCCAAATGAAAGAACGCTACGCCGGGGAGTACGCTCCGGACCTGCGAGGAGCAATTGACAGTTACGGAAATGACGATAACCCTGATTACTTGAACAACTTGGAGAAGGATCTTTCAAAGGACTCCTCCATCGCTTTCGTCCGCCGTATGGTGATAAACGTTCCGGACAAGGAGTTCGACCATGTGTTCTATGGGGAAGAGCTGGAAGGGAAGGTGGAGGAGAAAGAAGCATGAAAATAAGTCTGCCTTACATGTTATTTTTTGATGTTGCGTGGGATGCAGCAACCGAAACGCACAAGCAATGGTCTGAAATAGCGGAAAAGTACGGATTTACTGTTGACGAACCGTCTGTGTATGATATAGGAGTAATCGAAAACATACGTTCCGTTTTCGTTACACGAGATAGAAAGGAGACCTGAATGGAAGTTGACCTCGCGGAACTCAAACATTGCGTGGAATACATACGCGGCATAAACAAAGAAGATTTCTCGTCTATCAAATGGACGCTGAATGGCGTGGAGCAACTCCCTCAGACAGAGGACCTTCAGGAGGTGCAAGGAAAGTTTGAGTTCTTGGGTCTGTGCAACACAGACTATGGCAAAATGTTGCTCGGGATATTCTAAAGGAGGCACTTCTTGGACATTACTTTTTCCGTGAATCTGCACGACTCCGACGGAGACGTTTATGACGAGTGTTTGTTACTCCATATCGGGGATACTGCAATTATCCGTCTTGAAAGAGATGGCCTACCGCAGTTTATAAAACAACTGAAGAGGATAGACAAAGAAATAAAGGAACTTCCCATGGAAAACTATTAGCCTCCTAGGGTATAGACTCAAGCTATACCCTATAGGCACTTTCCTATCGATCCGGCCCCGCTCCCCCCGAAGCCCTCCGATCCAGTTCCTTCTCGACAATCACTGCCGCCTTCTGAAGATGCGGAATCCCTGATCTCCCGTCCTCCAGCTCCGCCAGCCACAGTTCAAACAAAGCGTCCCCCTGATACTTGGGGGAAGCCTCGGATACCCTGACCGCCTTCGCCGTGATCTTGTCGAGCGCCTCTTTTTCTTCCCTGTGCGCTATCTCGATCCTGATATATTGAAGGGCCTTTCGGAGGTCAAGGAAAGGGTCGGAGTGCTTCTCTTCATTTCTAAAGAGATACTTGTATGCATTGCCCACCGAATAGCCCATGTGCTTGTTCACATCAAGGCACTCGACCCCGGACGGGTGTACATTGTAGTGTTTGGGCTTGTTGACCTGATCGTACCCTACCGAATCCCTTCCCTCACTCATCGCTCTTCCCTCCCTTATTCTCCGTCAAATATCGATACCTCGCATTCAAGGTATCTTTAGAACATCCGATTTCCTTTGTCAGCACGTAGCGCGGCGTCACGTTGTACGCAAGCAATATTTTCTGGTCCATGAGAGGAGTGAAGTGGAAGCAGCGCGTGCCCACCCTCTTCTTCGGCAAGGACGCAAGCCAAGCCTTCAGCTCTTCCGAGGCCTCTTCTACTACAATATCATCGGCCATTTGAGAACTCCTTTTCATTGTCAAACACATCCGACCGAAGAGACCAATACCGCATAAGCCCTAATCTGGATAATTGATACCTCTCTTCTTCGGTGAATTTGCGGGAGGCTTGGCGTAGTTTTGCCTGTCGCAATATCTTACATCTTCTTGACTTTCCTTTGAATGAGTTCTCACAAACACACAAAACCCCTATATCTGCCTCTATGTGAGTAAGAGCAAAATCCCCGAGCGTGTCGGGAACAGCAAACCACAACGCTTTTATTTTGTTGCTGTGATGTTTATGATACTTGTCCGAGTCTCGAAGAAGATCGCTTTTACTTACTTTTATTTCCACTTCCGAAGCATAGCCTGCATCTGAGAGTATAAGCAAGTCACATTCGTGCAAGTTGAGTCCCCATGACACCCTCGGCACAATCAGGTTTCTGCGGTAGTCGAAATGATTGGCCACAGCAACCTCTACGTCCCTAGTTTTCATTTGCTCCCCTCCGCACTTGAGAACTCCTCCCCACTGCATATTTCCTTGTATTCTCTTCGTTTCACGACTTTAAGCGGCATGAGTATGGGCTGATATTCCCAATCCGTGCTACTGCGAACCACCAGCTTCCCGATTCCCATGTCGTAGTACATCCCCCGGCACGTCCTTCCGAATACAGAGTCAGGGTACTCCATGCACGGAGCCGAGATTGCCGTCCGCTTTCCGATTGTCATCCTGCAGGAATAATGGACGTGCCCCCGGATCACGATATCAGCGGGCTCCTGATCCGAAAGTGTGGCGTCCACCAGATCCCGTATGCTCTCGCGGAACAGAGGCGTTCCCTGCCCGTAGGCGGTATCACTTCTTCCAAGGGCATGACGGAGATGCAATTTGAGGCCGAGAATGGAAACTAGTTGTTCGTTTTCGATGGATGCCCCGAGAGCTTTGGCAAGAGGATCTTCGTAGTTGTAGGTGCCGGAACTGTGGAAGGGGGTGCCTCTGACAAAGTACATGTTTTGTTTTTCTATTCCGGGGGCGGCGTATATTTCCTCTTGGGAAGCGGCTTGCTCTAAAGTGTCGGGGATCACGGTATCCATGGTTCCCTTCTTCCCCTCGCCATCTGTTGCGTCTCCGGTGAACAATCCAACATCCCAAGGCCCGAATTCCGTAATTGCTTCAAGCCACCATCCGTAGGCCAAAGATTGCATCACCTTCAGTTGCTCGGACCAATATGAAGGCGGCAACAGACCTCCCGCCGCGCCCCCATGCGTGTCTCCCATGATCAGTACGTTGACTGCCATTAGTTGTACTCCTCTATAAGGGCTGCATCAGAAGATAACTGCCACGATGCTGATCGCGGAAAGAACGACAATTACAACGGCTTCCGCGCCCGCGACAAACTGCCAGAATTCAATGTCCCTTTTCAGTTTCTTGATAGAGCCTTCTAATTTTCGAAAGTTCGATGCCAAGGTCATGTATGATCTCTCCGTTTCTTCCAGTTTCTCCAAGAGATTCCGTGATTGCTCCATCGAGAGCTTCCCGGATTCTGTCGCTTTCCGCAAGTCCTCTTTCAAGAGCAGTAATTGTGTCTCTATCCTTTGCTTCTCTTTCACGGCTTCGTCGTAACTGTTCTTCAATTGAAGCAACTCTTCCCTCTGCGCGCTCAAGCTCTCTTTGTTTTGCGCCAAGAGTTTCAAGGAGTCCTGAAGCCATGACTCTTGCTTCTTGTTCGAGTCGTCCAAGCTCTGCAAGAGCGCGTTTACTTTCGCCCATCTCAGCAGTAATTGCTCGGAGGTTTCTTGAGGATTGGATATATTTGTAGCCGAGGATGCTTCCTGCGGCCACAAGGGAGATAAGGATGACAACAACAAAAGCAGCATTACGGATAGTGCCAAAGGAAGAAGCGTTCGGTTTTCCCACATTGTCACTCCCCGGGTTTGGTCTCAGGTTTCGTCTCAGGTTTCGTATCTTTGATGAACATACCCAGCTCTCCCCAAGTAGTGAAGAACAGGAGAACAAGGACTGCGGCAACAGGTACCACAAGGAGCCCGCCGAGGACAAGGGAGAGAATTACCCAGCTTTCGACCGAGAGGAAATAGGAGAGTTTGCAGAGCACTCCAATTGAAGACCCTATGAAGTTGAGCGTGAACACGGCAGCAAGGACCCTGCGGATGGAAAAAGGAGTGTCGGAAAGACCTTCGCGCAGGCAAGTAGAGAAATCAAGCAACGCCTTCATCTAGTCCTCCCCAAAGAATTCCGCGTCGTCCATTTCATCGCTGAGTTCCATCATTTCCCACCAAGGCATATCGTGACCCGGAAGCTCTACACACTTGCCTGTCGCAAGATCGTCAATAATGGATTCGAAGTGGTCGGGCATGGAGTTGGCAGGATCAAAGATCGCATATCTTCCTGACATAATCAGCCTCCCGTGAGCTGTCGCGCTATTCAAAAACGCCGCCGTTCCTAAGCAGGGACTTACTCATCCTTGACCACAAGACTTATCTTTCTCCCTGCAGCAGTCTCCTGCTCCACAAGAGCAGCCAGCGCGAGCGCGTCTTTCTCCGACCTCAGCCGACCGCACCCTTGCGTGGTTTTGGAGTCCCTTGCAAAGTGGAATCCGTACCCGACATCTTTGACGATTCCGAAAGTCTCGGCTTCATAGCCTCCGGTTTTGTCGAGTTTCCAGATGGGTAGCATAAGCTCAGCATCGGTCTGGATGAAGGCAGGTCCAAGATACCCATATTCAGGATCAGTAGCCTCTCTTCGTCTGACTCCGAGGATTTCCCACTCCCTGCTACCGTCGGTGACAGGAAACGGACGGGGCATATAAGGATAGGCTCCGGGAATCGTGCGCACGACCTCACGGGGCTCGTGGAGCTTCCGTCTCCCGTTCAGCTCATTCCGGACATCCGAGGTACAATGAAAAACAAGAACCTGCGGAATTCCGTTGTAGACGGTTCCGGTATCCACTATCAACTCTTCCGTTTTTCTCAGGAATGTCCATTTCATTTTACGTAGGGCTCCTTTGTTCCTCAGATAGTCTGATATCAGGGCTTTTACTGAAAGAAAAGGCTGTAGGCTCACTCAAGGTACTCCCTGTACTTCGCATGATTGGCTGCGGAGGGAAGTGATAAGGGACCTATCCTAGCCGTCCTTCCTTCGGTAACGTAGCCAAATATTGCCGGAGGTACTTTCGTCACAATATCTCCTTGCACAGCAATATTATATACCTGCAGGAAACGTTTGTCAATTTCTCTGTTCAGTCTGAAGGGATTCCATACAACACGCGGACTGCCGAAGGTAACAGTATTCGGGCGGATGCCTCTGAAGTACAGATCCTCGTGAGCAAGGGTAGCGAGAGCGCCGCCTTGGGAATACCCTGCAACGATGGAGGGGGTGGAGCCCGAGAGGGCGGACATGATTTCGTCTTGTACGGACTTCCACAGGCGGAGGAAGCCCTCGTGGGCGTACCAGCGGGAACCTTTGTACGCGCGTACCGCCTTCGGGCAGAACAGGAAATTGTGTTTCCAGTCGGAATGGCTGGCGGAGCATTGGAAATAGAGTCCATTGTCGGAATCCAGACGCCACTGGACATCAAGAGGAGATGTCCTCCATGGCCCATGGGTGCATTTGTTGTAGAGATCGAGGTACGTTGCGCCCCATGTGGACGTTGTGGTTTTTGCGCTCACGGTGCTCACGGTGCTCACGGTGCTTACGGCGCTCACGGCGCTCACGGCGCGGCCTTGGGGAACAGATTCCCGACCAAAGCGAAAACCCCGCCTCCGATGGCAGCGGCGAAGGCGAAAACAACGGCATCCCACATCTTCGATGGCCTGCTTTCTATGGTTCCGATGCGCTCCGACAATACACGGAACGCCTCTTTCATCTCGTCCGTGTAGGTCTTCAGCATTTCCTTGATCTCGGCAAGAACCCTGTCGATGTTCTTGTCCCTCTCTTCGCGGGCGGAAAGGTCATTCTCTATGGCGCTGACTTGCCCTTCGAGACAGGAAACCGAAGTCTGAAGGGACTGAATGGCGGGGGGAAGATGCACAAGAACCAGTTCAAGTTCCCGTATCTTCTTGTCGAGGCTTTCCGCGAGTCTTTCGAGGGACTCGAATCGCATCAGCTCTGTTGCATCCATTCTTGGGCCTCCGGATTAAGGGGGTGTCTATAGGCGGTACCTAGGGGAGAGTATAGCACAGGAGAGGGGGGATGTCCACCTCCTGTGCTAATTCAATGGGGGGAGGATCTATCCTGTCAGGGTCCGGGAGTAGGGTTTAGAGAGAGCGAAGGCGAAGCGGTAGAGGCGGAGGTCTTCGTCTGTGTCATCGATGAAAGCAACATCTGTGCCGTTCAGGGCAGCGAGGGCGGGGAAACCTCCGCCTATATTAGTACTTCCAGCAGAGGCTAAGTGAGCCCACACGGTACCGTTCCAACGATACATGCGGAGATCATCGTTAGTCGCATCAATAAATGCCACATCTGTTCCGTTCATGGCCGCAAGAGCGGGGGCACCTATCCCTGGAATATTGAGTTCACTGCCCGCAACATAAGCCCACACGGTACCGTTCCAACGATACATGCG